ACTTAATTTAATGTTATTTTATACTAATAATGGCGTTGTGAGTGATAATACCACTGGTTGCTTTTCTGGTGGTTATGAAGAACGAACAGATTACGTAAAAACAGACGTAATTCAAAAAATTACAATACAAACTACAGGTAACGCTACTGATTTTGGTGATCTGTCTCAGGGCGGTATTTTTGGCCAACAGTGTTCAGATGGCACTACAGGTGTTATAGCCCCTGGCAACGGGGTCACTAGTGATGGCAGGATTGATAAAATAACTATAGGAACTCCATCAAATGCGACTGATTTTGGTGATATGCTTGGTAACAATAGGCGCTATGAGTCCGCTGGAGTTTCAGGTAATGCAGCATAAGGAATAGAAATGGGAAGATCTAGAGATATTGCAAAGTTCTTATCCTCAACAGAGGCAGAGAATACAGACAACAATGCATTGCTTCACACAGGTTCCAGTGTTGGGGTTGATTCTGCACAGGTAAAGAACATCGGTATCGCATCATACGATACTTTAGATTCACTTCCAATGTCAGGGTTGGTTGCAGGACAACAGGCATTTGTTGACTCTGCACGTAGATTGTATATCTCAAACGGATCTGGTTGGTTCAATGTCGCCGTTGCAAATGCCACACCTCAATGGGATTCTGGTGGGGAACCAGATGCCTCATACGAGATTGCAGATTCTGCCACACCATTGGTTATTACCGCACGTGCGATTGATAGTGACAACTCTAATATAAATCTTTTGAATCAAAGTTTTGGTACAGACTCTGCGCAATATATGGTCGATATTAGTAATGACTCATCAGTCTTTACGTTTACGCCAAAGAGTGCCGATAGTATTGGAATTGAAGTTGGATCAGGAAACTTAACAGATTCCAACGGTGACTTTATCTATACTTTCAAATGGTCAGATGGTATCAATTTTGTCTCTAAAGCGGTGACTATCTCATACAATCCTACAGGTGGTGCGGCTGTGTGGTATGGTGACAGAGCAGTTGTCTTTGGTGGTAGTAATAGTAATGAAATTCAATATTATAATATAGCAACGCCAGGCAATGCATCTGACTTTGGCGACTTGACATATAATACTAATAGAAACGCCGCAATAAGTGATGCGTCTAGAGGTCTCTTATGTAGTATGCCACCAATATACGGTTCTAGAATAGAATATGTCACAATTAGCACAACAGGCAACAGTACGTTATTTGGCACACTAATAAATGGTCAAGATTATACTGGGGCGGTAAGTGATGCGTCTAGAGGAGTTATAGGTAGTAAATATAATTCAGGTGCGATGGAATATGTTACAATACAAACAACGGGTAATGGAGCCGTATTTGGTAATTTAGATCCAACACAGGGGTTTGGTAATAACGGCATGGGTAATGGTAGTGATGGAACCTACGGCATCTTTGCGGGTAAGGGTGGCGTCCAAGATCTTGAAAATTCAATACAAAGAATAACCATTCAAACTCTTGGTGATGGATCGGACTTTGGACAACTTTCTGTGAGAAGAGACCTTTATAGTAACCAAAAAGTGTCAGATCAAACACGAACAGTTTTCGCAGGTGGATACACGAATGCAAATAACAATACAATAGATTATATAACTACTGCAACGCCTGGAAATGCGACTGACTTTGGAGATACAATCGCCGCTGTTAGAAGTGTAGGAGGAACATCAAATGGTACAACGGGGGTTTACAGTGGTGGTTATTCTACCATTACTTCCAACGTTCTTCAGTCAATAACAATTCAAACAACAGGTAATGCCACCGATTTCGGAGACTTAGCAACAGCAAAAGGTGAAGCTCCTGCAACATCAGGTAATGCAGCATAATGAGTAGATCCTTAGACATTGCCAAAATACTTCGGGCAACAGAATTAGATAATACGTCAAACAATAGACTTCTTTATGATGGTGAAGATGTTAGAGGTATGGATTCTGCAACTGTACAATCCACAGGTATGCAGTACTACTCTACTCTTGATTCTTTACCCACAACAAACCTCGAAGTTGGACTTCTTTCTTTCGTGGAAGAAAACCGTAGACTTTACTTGTCTGACGGCAATGGTTGGTATAACACTGCATATGTTGCCAGTGCACTTCCCTATTGGGTCACAGAACCAGATTCAACATATGAGATTACTGACTCAGCGACACCTCTGACAATTACTGCACTTGCAAACGATTCTGACAATCCACTTCTAGTCAATCAAAGTTTTGGTAGTGACTCACAAGAATTTATGGCCACAGTGACTAATGATTCATCAGTCTTTACATTTACACCTAAGTCTGCAGATAGTATTTCTCAGTCTGTGATTGCAGGAGACTTGACTGACTCCAACGGTGACTTTATATACACATTCAAGTGGAGTGATGGTGTAAACTTTGTTGCCAAAGAAGTAATTATTACATATAACACTGGCCCAGCTGGTGGTGGAGTGTGGTATGGTGATAGAGGATTGTTACAATATCAACAACCTTCTAGTCCTTTTAGTGAATATGCAGGTGTCGTTGATATTACTACAAATGGTAACGCCTCTCAATTCGGTTCATTAGAACCAACAGGTAATTATACATCTGCAGCGAGTGATAAAACCATTGGTGTTTGGTGCGGGGATGGGTTGTCAGGTCCTATGTGTTACCTAACCTTTGCAACTTCAGGAAATGCAGTTACCTTTGGAGACGGCAATTCATATGGTAATTTGAATACTGGGTTCAATATGCAAAGTAATGGCACATATGGAATGATGATGGGCGGATATCAGGTTGGGGCCAATGCAGGGACTGATGGACTATCACAAGGTTATCAGACTCAGATTCAGAGGTTTACTTTTGCACAAACATCAACAAGACCTACAGATTTTGGTAATTTGCAAGAAGCAACTTTTTATTCAGGTGGTCTATCAAGTGCATCAAAAAGTTTTTGTATTGGTGGATCTACCAGTGATGGCAGAACTACAGATATAGAGATTGCATCGTTTAGTACTGCTGGAACTTCTACAACATTTGGTAATACATCAGCTGGTTCAACTTGGGCATCGGGACTTAGTGATCAAACAAGAGGTGTTTATGCACTAGGTTATACTGGTAGTCATAATAATACAATTGAATACATCACTTTAGATACATCTGGCGATGCAACAGATTTTGGTAATATGTTACAATCAAAACGTGCCGTAGGGGCAACAAATAATTCAACGAGAGGTATATTCTGGGGTGGTTATACTGGTTCTCAACATCGAAGAAATATTGATGTTATTACGATACAAACAACTGGTAATGCAACAGATTTTGGTGATTTGCCGGTCGTTGGTAGCTCGGGAACATACGAAAGAAGTGGTTGTTCTGGGAATGCAGCATAAATAGTACATCACAACTTTATAATAGGTAGATTATGAACGAACTTACAAATAAAACACAAAACACTGAACTACAAGCAACTGATCCTGTAACCTTTGGTATCACACCAATATCAAAGAGTAAAATCAATCCACAGGCAGTGGCAATCGTGAATGAGTTCTTACCAGAACTAGACGAAAAAACGAAATACTTTGATAGAAATAACTCACAGTCAACTCTATCAATGATGTCTCTGACAATGTTGAACGGACATTCGCCTCACAGAATGTTACGACAAGTTCTTGCAGAGACAGAGAAAAGAAAAATGGCACTTGCACAATCGCAGGTCTCACATGCGAAAGCACTTGAGAAGATACAGAAGATACAGGATAAACTATTTCTAGATCCAGACAACCCAGTACTCAATGCAAAATTACGTGAATCATTTGTAAGTATTGAGATGATGGAAAGTAAGATTAACGGATCTTTCAAAGACATTGCTACACTGATTACGGCGTACAACAACTTGAAAGAAACACATGGAATTGATGATTGGTCAGAAGAGGAGTTTGAACAATCAGAAAAGAAACACCATGTTCGTCGTGGTTTTGAATTGATGTATCGTAACTTGATGGATGGTGGTCGTGCAAGTACTGCAACGATTGAGTACATGCAACAGTACGGTGTACACCCTCAAGTCGGGTTGGTAGAAGTGAATGCATATATTCAGGGTGTGAATCAATTGATAAAGAATCAACAAATTCCACATTCTAATCATCTTGAAGAGTTTCTTGATGCGATGGCTGACAAATATTATAAAGAAGCAGACAAAACAACGCAACGCATTTTCGGTAAGACCGATATTACTAACACCGAAATTGTAAGTCTAATAGAGAAAAAAGAAGATGGCAAACCTCTCGAACCTGAGACAGACTAAACAGGATCAACAAGAGACCATTGGTCTTGATTCTGCAGGAGTTCTTGGAATAACTGGTCAGGGTGCAGTGCACTATACGTCACTGGACTCTTTACCTGCGACTGGACTCACTGAAGGTAGTAAGGCCCTTGTAGAGACAGACGAGTTCAATCGTCTTTATTTGTCAGATGGAAACGGTTGGTACAACGTAGGGTTCAATATTACCTATAGTCCTAGTTGGGACAGTGCACCACAATCTTCATATACAATTGCAGACTCTGTAACACCTTTGGTGATTACTGCACTCGCTATAGATTCAGACACCCCCAATCTAATCAACCAGAGTATTCTAAGTGATTCTGGTCAGTATCTTGTTGATGTTACAATCGACTCTTCGGTGTTTACATTTACACCAAAGTCTGCAGATAGTATTGGTCAAGAAGTAACTGCAGGTAATCTAACAGACTCTAACAACAACAGTTTTACATACACTTTCAAGTTCTCAGATGGAATCAGTGTTGTGAGTCAAATATCCAGTTTCATTTATAATCTTGCAGGGGCAGCTGCAAGTGTTGCCGCAAGGTTTGGAGATTATACAAGTAGAATAGATTCTGCAAATGCTAATCTGGATACGAGTGATGCAAGATACTTGTGGGTTGTCAATACTGTGATGTTGAATGATAATAGATTTATTACTGTATATGTAGATGACGACTATTATCAGTGGGTAATTGGTGGTAAAATAGATGGTGATACAATCACGGTGGGCGATACTATTGCACTCAACCCAGGCAAACAAGGCAGGTATATTGATCTAGCAACGGATGGTGAAGTTGCAGTTTGCATATATCAAGATAGACACCCATACTATAGCATCGATCACGGATCAACTGAAGAAAAGGCACAAGAACGTTGGTCGTTTGCAAGAGTCATTAGATTTACAACTTCAGACGGTCTAGTTTTAGAGAGAGGTTCTTCAAGACAAGCTTGTGAAAACCCAGTCTCAAATACCCCAAATAGAGGATTTAAACCACAAATTGCATGGGTTGGTGGTAATAATTGGATGTATGTATCTGGAAGATTTTCAAGAGCAGGTATTGGTAATCAGGTCTACGCCAATTATGGTAGTTTCACAAGAAATGGTCTGACACTTACTAGTTCTAAGGCTTCTACTGCATTGCAAACAGAAAGCTTATCTAGTTGGACATTCTCAGAATTTGATCCCTCAAACAGTAAAGTACTTGTTTCATACAGAACTAACGCTGGTCAACTCCGTATCATGGTGTTTACAGTGACTCAAAGCACAGGTAACGTTTCACCTAATACAACAGTGGGAAATAATCCAGGCAACGCTATTTCACAAATCCCTATTGCATCATCTGATGTTAGTATACCATATGACGCTAATGAAGGCAAGTGGGTTTATGTTTATAGTAGAAATGGTGTAAGACTTCTAACTATTGATGGATCTTCATCTACTGAAACTTACGGTACAGAACATACAATTCTACCAAGTAATGCGCTTGGAGCGAGTGATTTAGGGGCACCACCATGTAGTACAAGTGCATACTATCATGCAGGTACACAATCTATTAGACTATTCGCTCGGACATATTTTAACACCGATCTTGCCGTATTACCAGTAACCATAAACAGTTCCTCATCTATTTCATTTGACAGTGCGAATGCTTGGATAGTTGATAGTGATTACGGTTCAGGTAGTGTTCAGGTTGCATACAACGATAGTTCAGGTAAAGGTGTTGCGTGGAAATATTCTAGTGGATTAAAAGTCGCCTCATATACAGATAACGGAGATTAAAAATCTTATAAATAGTACCAAACACTTTTAGTTTGGAGACTATTCATGGCGAATCCAACCAGTAGGGATGAACTCATTGATTATTGCAAAAGACGTTTAGGTGATCCAGTTCTGGAAATCAATGTTGATGAAGACCAGATGGAAGATCGTGTAGACGAAGCATTGCAATATTATCAAGAGTATCATTCCGATGCAACAGTACGTACATATCGTAAACATCTTGTGACTGCCGCAGATGTTGCGAATGAATACATCTCGTTACCAAGTAACGTTCTAACAGTATCACGTCTATTCCCTGTCATCTCATCCTTCAGTGGATCTCGTAACTTCTTCGACATCAAGTATCAAATGATGTTGAATGATATTGCGGATTTGCATAATATGGCAGGTGACCTTGCATACTATGAACAGTTGCAACAGTATTTGTCAATTCTTGACTTGAAACTAAACGGAACACCTCAAGTACAGTGGTCACGTCATGAAGATAAACTGTACATCTTTGGTGAGTTCGAAAACAAGGACATCAAGGCAGGTGACTATCTCGTCATGGAGATTTATACTACACTAGACCCAGAAGAGGCAACAAGTGTTTGGAATGATATGTGGTTGAAAGAATACACAACTGCATTGTTCAAACAACAGTGGGGCATGAACCTAATCAAGTTTGAAGGTGTACAACTGCCTGGCGGTGTCACATTCAACGGTAGACAATTGTATGATGATGGGACGGCAGAGATTGAAAGACTGCGTGAGACTATTCGACTTGAACATGAAATGCCTTCAGACTTCTTTATGGGATAATATAAATGGCTCGTAATCTTTACTTCTCAGAAAAAGTCAGATCTGAAATGGACCTCTATGAAAACTTAGTCATAGAGGCACTAAAGATTTATGGGCAAGACGTATATTACCTACCAAGAGAATTAGTAAACAAAGACGATTTATTAGGCGAAGATCCAACTTCACGTTTCCCAACTTCTCATAAAGTCGAAATGTACATTGAGAACACAGAAGGGTTTGACGGGGAAGGAGATCTATTCACAAGGTTTGGTGTTGAGATTAGAGACGAGGCCACGTTTGTTGTTGCACGTACACGATTTGGTGCACAGGTTCGTAGACCAGACAATGAAATCAATACAGACAGACCAACTGAAGGGGATTTGATTTATCTACCCCTTGCAAATAAAATGTTCGAGATTCAACATGTCGAACATGAACAACCATTCTATCAGATTGAGAACTTGCCAGTCTACAAGATGCGTTGTACATTATTCGAATACACTGGTGAAGACTTTGACACAAGTATTGATGACATTCAGGATATCGAAAGAACTGGATCTTATCAGTACACTGTTAGTGTCAAGGCACCTAAGAAAGCAACAGGGACGGCGAGTTTATAATGGCATTTCTAAAAAGTTTATCTTCCATATCCCTTGTAGACTCAGGCGAATACTACACATACCAACCAAACGTAAAGTTTATTGGAGGGTTTCCAGATTCGTCTGATCATATTAGGTTTGGTAATAACTCTCTTGACATGTCAGAGAATAGTTATACCTATGAGGTTGACTCTAATACAAGTATGGATGGGTTCATTGCCTTTTGGTTGTGGGTAGACAGTGGTGGGTTACCAGACTCTGCAGGTGCAAATCTGAAACCGTTATGGGAAATGGGTGAAAACGGAAACGGCGCATTCCGCAGAAGGTTTGGTGTAGACAACACTGGTCAGTTGGTTGCCGCAACAAAATTTACAAATGTAAATAATATAACCGATTGGCATAATCAAGGTGCGTCATTAATACAAGAAAATCAATGGAATCATATTTCACTCAGTTTCTATGGTGCTGATCAAGGTTTTGCTACGAGAAGAGCAGATGTTTATATCAATGGAGTGAGAACTTACTACACAAATTCTACATCATTCTCTGGATTTTTTCACGACTCTGATATATTATTTGGATCACAGTTGCAGGGTGATTTTAATGGATCTATTTTCTTCGATTCTCCTACTGGAATGTATATGGATAACTTATACTTGGACAGTGTAGGATATCCAAATAATCCAAGTTTATATGATTCTGCAAATCCAAATGACTCTAATGGCGGTGCTTGGAATACATCAACCCTCGCCATTCATCAACACTTTAATAATGATAGTGCACGGGCGACTGCAACAATCGACTCAACCAATCAACAGGTGAATGGTCTCACACTTACTTACGGTGGTCTCAACTATATTACTGCACCTGCCTTAGTTATTGAAGGTGGAAGTGCGATAGAAAGTAATTACGAAATTGGTGATACTGTTGAAGAAACTCTATCTAGTGGAGTAAAGATAACAGGTGAGATTCAAAATGTCAAGCTAGATTCTGCAGGAGATTCAAGTCGAACATATCACCTTGCACATGTAGGTGCAGATGATGGTGAATATCACACGTTTACTGTGGGCGGAACTCTAATAAATAAAACAAAGTCTGCAGTGCAGGGTTTGGAAATCACAGCAACAGGTGAAGACAATAAGATTTCTGAGAATGAACAGAATGATACATTCGAAGACTTGAGTGATGACTTCCTAGACTTCACAGAAGACAATCCATTTGGAGATCCGCAATAATGTTTGGAACTTATTTTTACCATGAGAAGATCAGGAAATCCGTTTCATTGTTTGGACGGTTGTTCAATAATATCTATGTAATCCGCAAGAATTCTTCTGGTGGAGTTTTGAATCAATTAAAAGTTCCACTTGCCTATGCACCTCGTGCAAAGTATCTTGAAAGAATAAACCAAACCCCAGACTTGGATACAGACGAGAAGACTGCAATAAAACTTCCTCGTATGTCTTTTGAGATTACAAGTTTTGTTTATGACAATACCAGACAATTGACGAAGATAAGTAACTTCAAGGCTGTAGGATCAACTCCTCAACAGAGACAGAAGTTTTATTCACCTGTACCATACACAATTTCATTTGATTTGAATATCTATGCAAAGAATCAAGATGATGCGTTACAGATTGTTGAACAGATTTTACCAACGTTCAACCCTCAGTACACTTTGACAATCAAACCGTTTCCAGACGATTACCCAGAATTCAAAGAAGACATTCCTATTGCAATATTAGGGGTGAACTTCAGTGATGACTTCGAGGCAGAGTATGGTCAACGGAGAACAATTATATACACATTATCATTTGAAATGAAAGTTTCGTTTTACGGACCTATCACTTCAGGTGATGTCATTAGAAAGGCAATCCCACATCTGTATTTGCAAGACCAAGGTGCAAATCTAGATTCGGATCAATTGTTATCTACCATTACAGTTACACCAGATCCAACCACTGCAATCGGAATGCCAGACAGCGACTTTGGTTTTGACACGGTAATTGAATTAAAGTTTGATAGTGCGTAAGGAGAAGTAAATGGCACTTACACTTAGAAATACAAAAGGTAGTGAACTTACGTTTTCTGAACTGGACGGTAACTTCACTCATTTAGACAATAAAATTGATTCTGACTTGAATGTGTTGGAAACTAATCTGGATTCTGATATTGCAGCCTTGCAATCAGATAGAGATTCTAACTTTACACATTTCACGGATATTACAGATTCTATCGGATCTGCGGCACATATTCAATCGCAACAGATCAAATATAATACTGCAGACTTCCTTGATTCAGAGACTGTAGAACTAGTAGTAGATTCTGCATATGTTCAATCAAGAGTAGATTTCGAAACTGTAATCGACTCTGCATATGTTCAACTACGTCAAGCAGATATTTATAGAGACTCTGCGTTCATTACTGGTATTATCGATTCTGATTATATCACAACACGTCAAAACCTCAGAGACTCTGCGTTTGTCACAGGACTTATCGACAGTGCATACATTGATGCACGTACACCAGATGCGGGTGTAGACTCTGCAGCTGTTATCGATATTGTTGACAGTGACTATCTCGGAACTAAAGTAAAACAAGTGTTATTGCAACCATTCACAGTTGCAACTGCACCAAGTGGCACAGAAGGTCAATTGATTTATGTAACAGACGGTGACGATGGTAGTCCATGTCTTGCACTTTATCAAGGTGGTGAGTTCAAAGTTGTATCCACACTAGGTTCTGCAATTGGTTCTGGTGGAGGCGGCGGAGGCTTCTAATAAACAATGAGTGATGATAATAACAAAATAAATAATGACTATGATTATTCTCGTGAGACTCTATATGAGTTGATTGAGAAAGGAAAAGACGCTTTAGAAAACATGATTGAGGTTGCTCGTGAAAGCGAGCACCCTCGTGCATATGAGGTATTATCTGGTTTAATAAAAAACGTTGCAGATGTCAATGATAAACTGCAAGATTTAAATAAAAAACAAAAACAATTAAACGAAGAAGATAAACCAAAATCAATTGAAAATCAACAAAACAATTATTACCTTGGTTCTACTGCAGACATCCAAAAGATGTTGAAACAAAATGATGTAATCGATGAACAACCAGAACGAATCATATCTAGGGAATCCTAACGTAAAACGAGATGGTGTCTTACAACAGTGGACGCCAGACCTTCTCGCAGAATATAAACGTTGTATGGATGATCCTGTATACTTTGCAGAAAAATATGTAAAAGTTATCTCTCTTGACAGAGGGTTAGTTCCGTTTGAACTTTACCCATATCAAAAGAGAATGTTTGATCATTTCAATAGTGAACGATTTAGTATTGTTCTTGCCTGTCGTCAATCGGGGAAATCCATTAGTGCGTGTGCATACTTATTATGGTTCGCTCTCTTCAATCCAGAAAAAACAATTGCAGTTCTTGCGAACAAAGGCGCAACTGCACGAGAGATGTTATCTCGTATCACACTAATGTTGGAGAACATTCCGTTCTTTCTTCAGCCTGGTTCGAAAGCGTTGAACAAAGGATCGTTAGAGTTTAGTAACAATTCTCGTATCCTTGCAGCGGCGACTTCAGGATCTTCAATTCGTGGTATGTCTGTAAACTTACTCTACTTGGACGAATTTGCATTTGTGGAACGTGCCGCAGAATTTTATACATCCACCTACCCAGTTGTATCTGCAGGTAAAGATACAAAGGTTATTATTACGTCAACTGCAAATGGTATTGGTAATCAGTTTCACAAAATATGGGAAGGTGCAGTTCAAGGCGTAAATGAGTTTACCTCATTTAGAGTAGACTGGTGGGATGTGCCAGGCAGAGATGATGAGTGGAAGAAACAAACTATCTCGAATACTTCTCAGTTACAATTCGATCAAGAGTTTGGTAATACATTCTTTGGAACTGGTGACACACTTATTACTGCAGATTGTCTACTCAACCTACGTGCAATGCCGCCTAAGAAAGTAATGGAAGGTGGTAACTTACTGATCTATGAAGAACCAGTAAAGGGACACGATTACATAATGACTGTGGATGTTTCGAAGGGAAGAGGACAGGACTACTCTACTTTTACTTTGATCGATATTAGCACTCGCCCGTTTTCACAGGTTGCTGTATATCTCAATAACACTATCTCGCCAATACTCTTCCCGAATGTTATTTATAAATATGCAAAACCCTACAACGATGCATACATTGTAGTAGAATCAAATGATCAGGGAAGTGTTGTATGTAATGGTTTGTATCATGATTTAGAATATGAGAACATGCACGTAGAGTCTTCAGTGAAGGCAAATGCATTAGGTGTAGAGATTACACGTAAAACAAAAAGACTTGGTTGTAGTGCAATCAAAGATATCTTAGAAACAAATAGACTGAATATTGTAGACGAACAAACTATCTTGGAGATATCAACCTTTGAGGCAAAAGGACAGTCATACGAAGCGAGTGATGGTAACCATGACGATTTGATGATGAACCTAGTGATGTTTGGGTACTTTGTTTCTACACAATACTTTGCAGACATGACAGATATCAATTTGAAACAAATGTTGTTTGAAAAGAAAATGCAAGAGATAGAAAATGATGTTGTTCCGTTTGGGTTTATTGACGATGGTTCAGAGGCCATTGCTGCAATAGAACATGCAGATGATCCTTGGAAGATACGAGAAGATGAAACTCAACGATTTATCTGGGATGCAGACGATTTATCGCTGTAGTTTCTAAATTATATAAATAATCGTATGTTGACTATTCGTATCATGGAACATATAATTTTTTAACAAAGGAAGATAAAATGGCACTTTCAACACCGTCTGCTTCTCCAGCGGTTGTCGTCAAAGAAATAGATCTGACTGGTGGCGTTCCAAACGTTCAGTCAACTACTGGCGCAATTGTTGGGAACTATCGTTGGGGTCCTGCAGAGCAAAGAGTATTGATCGACAACGAGACTTCTCTTGTCAACACTTTTGCTTCACCAGACTCAGCAAATACCATCGACTTCCACAATGCTTCTTATTTCTTGCGTTATTCAGGTTCACTTCAAGTTGTTCGTGAAGTTACTTCAGATGCCAAGAATGCCCGTGCAACTATTGGGCAACTTGCAACTGATACTAACTCTTCACTACCAACAGAGATTGTGAAGAATGATGACGACTTTGCTGCACAAGAAGCGGCGTTGGATTCCGATTCACATACACTTATCGCACGTTATCCAGGCGAACTAGGTAACTCATTGAGAGTTTCTATTTGTCCACCTAATGACAGTGCGTTCACAGATTGGGCATATAAAGATGAGTTTGATGCAAAACCAGGCACATCAGATTATGCAACAAAACAAGCAGCATCTAACGATGAAATTCACGTTGTAGTCGTAGATAATGATGGTAAACTAACAGGAACAAAGGGTACAGTTCTAGAACGTTACCCATTCATGTCAGTTGCCGCAGATGCTAAAAACACCGATGGAACAACAAACTTTGTCAAAGACGTTATCAATGCACGTTCAGAATACGTACACTTCGTTGGGTTCGATTCTGATTATAGTACTGCACGTGGTAACGGTGTAGTAGACTCAGGTGACGATTTCGCACCAAGTTTAACTGCAGCGACAAACTATGATTTCGACAAAGGTGTAAACTCAAAAGCACTTGGTACATCTGAGTACATGTCAGGTTACGATTTATTTGAAGATAAAGACATTGTGGAAGTAGACTTCCTCATTGCACCTTCAATGAATTCACGTGCAGATCAGACAACAGTCGTCAACGATCTGATTGCAACTGCACAGAACACACGTAAAGACTGTGTGGTAACTGCATCACCTGCACGTACAGATGTAGTCAATTTGACTAACACTGCAACAATCACAACTAATGTTACTGCAACTGCAGACACATTTACTAACTCGTCATACTTGGTTGCCGATGGTAACTTCCTAAAAGTATACGACAAGTATAATGACCAGTATATCCAGATTCCTGCGGCATCGTCCACAGCGGGTATCATGGCCGCAACCGATCTAAATCGTGCACCATGGTTCTCACCTGCAGGTACAAGACGTGGTGGATATCTAGGTATCACATCAATCTCTTGGTCGCCAACCAAAGCGCAAAGAGACACCCTATATAAAGCAGGTGTCAACCCAATTGCGAATATCCCAGGCCAAGGTGTACTGTTGTTCGGTGACAAAACAAAACTAAACCGTCCTTCCGCATTTGATCGTATCAATGTTCGTAGACTATTCCTAGTCTTAGAACGTGCGATTGGTAAGGCAGCGGAACAAGTAATGTTTGAATTCAATGACGAGTTTACTCGTGCAGAATTTGTCAACATTGTAGAACCAGTACTTCGTGAAGTAAAAGGTCGTCGTGGTATCACAGACTTTAGAGTCGTGTGTGATGAGACGAACAATACTGGCGCAGTCGTAGATCGTAACGAGTTTGTAGCAAACATTTTCATCAAACCTGCACGATCAATCAACTACGTCACTCTTAACTTTGTGGCAGTTCGTACAGGTGTTGACTTCGAAGAAGTCGTAGGCACAGTGTAAGGAGATAGAACATGGCAATTTTAGGAGTAGACGATTTTAAAGCAAAACTAAGAGGTGGGGGCGCACGTCCCAACCTGTTCCAAGTTACCATTAACTATCCAGGCTTTGCCGATGGTAACCCAGAACTGACATCTTTCTTAGTTGAAGCAGCAGAACTGCCTGGATCTACATTCGGACAGATCGTAATCCCATTCCGTGGTCGTCAGTTGAAGATGGCAGGTGATCGTACATTCGCAGAGTGGACGACAACTATCATCAACGATACAGACTTCGCAATCCGTGACGCACTAGAGCGTTGGATGAATGGTATCAATGGTCATAACGAAAATACAGGACTTGCAGTTCCTGTTGCGTATGAGGCAGATCTAAAAGTTGAACAACTAGATCGTGAAGGGAATGTCTTAAAGACATATAACTTCCGTGGTGCATATCCACAAGATCTTTCACCAATCGCATTGTCATTCGGTGACAACGATAACATCGAAAGATTCACATGTACTTGGGTCTATCAGTATTGGGAATCCAATACAACAACTTAACTAAATAAAAGATAGGGCGGTAATACTGCCGCCCTATTATTTTATCTGAGGACTACTATGGCAGAAAATGATGGTTTAAAGTTATTTGGTTTCGAAATCAAACGTGCCAAATCTAAAGACGAAGAAAAACGTCCATCCATTGTTCCACCAAGGGACGATGAAGGTGGAAGTTATGCGACTGCTGCCGGATCTCATTATGGTCAATACCTAAACTTAGACGGTGATGATTCTAAGGATAACTACCAATTGGTTATGAAATATCGTGGCAATGCGATGCACCCAGAAGTGGATGCAGCGATTGAGGATATTGTAAACGAGTCGATTACTGGTAGTGAACTAGAACAGACACTCGACTTGAATCTGGACAATGTTGAAGCACCAGATAGAATCAAAAAACTAATTAAAGAAGAATTCGACACCATCTATAGTATGTTGAACTTCAAAGAAATAGGTCACGACATTTTTCGTCGTTGGTATATTGATGGCCGTTTATATCATCACCTTGTACTAGATGAGAATAAACCGAAAGACGGAATCAAAGAAATTCGTCCAATTGATGCTGCAAAGATGCGGAAGGTCAAGAAGGTAAAGTACAAGAAAGATCCACAGACAGGTGCAAAGATCGTAGAGAAGACAGAGGAGTTCTTTATCTACCAAGAGAAACCAGGCAGTTCTACTTCTGGTATCAAGATGACAAACGACTCAGTGTCTTATGTGACATCTGGTCTTCTATCAGAAGATCGTAAAAAAGTTGTATCACACTTACACAAGGCCTTGAAACCCATCAACCAATTGCGTATGATGGAAGATGCGTTGGTTATTTACAGACTTGCACGTGCACCAGAACGTAGAATCTTTTATATTGATGTAGGTAACCTACCTCGTGGTAAGTCTGAACAATATATGAAAGATATCATGGCAAGATATCGTAACAAGCTTGTCTATGACGCAAAGACTGGTGAGATCAGAGATGACCGTAAACACCAATCACTACTAGAAGATTTTTGGTTACCACGTAGAGAAGGTGGTAGAGGTACTGAGATTTCTACACTGCCTGGCGGTGAGAACCTTGGTCAGATTGACGATATCGTATACTTCCAAAAGAGAATGTATCGTTCATTGAATGTACCTATCTCTCGTTTGGATACCGAATCTGTATCTGGTATTCTTGGCAGATCTACAGAAATTAATAGAGACGAATTGAAATTCCAGAAGTTTATTGACAGACTTCGTATGAGATTCTCTCATCTATTCTATGGCATTCTGAAACTACAACTTATCATGAAAGGTATTTGTACCGAAGATGATTGGGATATGTGGAAGAATGATATCACAGTTGACTATGTAAAAGACAATCACTTTGCAGAGTTGCGTGATGCAGAGATGTTACAGAACAGACTAGAGAGTCTAGATAGAATCAGCAACTACGTAGGAGAGTACTTCTCTAAAGAGTGGGTGATGAAAAACGTTCTTATGTTAGATGATGATAACATTGAACAGATGCAAAAACAAATGTCAGGCGAAGAAGAGGATGAACCAGAAGAGGAACAACCACCTCAAGGTAACCCTGCAGGACAAAAATTTGAATTAAAACCAGTTCAAGGAGATGAACAGTGACAGACGCAGTGAAAGACTTGATTCAAAACGCATTGGATCAAGATTATAATAAGGCAAATAAAGTATTCGGTGATATTATGGGACTGAAGGTTCAAGACATTTTGGACCAAGAGAAGATCCGCATTGCAGATCAAATGTATAATGATGCACCTGAAGAAGAACAATTAGAACTTGATCTGGAAGACGAACCCATCGAAGATGACGTTGACGAATTAGAAGACGATACCGATGAGGTTACGGATGAAGATGTAACGGAAACACCAGACGAAGAGTCTGAAGAATAGTATTTGTATAAATAATATGAAAACATTTAGTCAAATAAGAGAATCAAAGAAGAAGATGCCGCCAGGCGAACATGTGTGGGATAAGAAGATCAACCGTGTTCCAGTTATGATTCATAAACACAAAGGAATGTTTGTTGTTTATATTGACGGCGATAGACTAGATGAATACAAGAGCAAAGCAGAAGCGGTGAAAGCGGCGACTGCAATGGTAAAGGTACTAAAGAAATGAAACTGATTGCTGAATATACAGAACAGAATCTTGAAGTTCTCACCGAAGCGGATGAGAAGGGCAAGAAGAAGTATATCATTGAAGGTATCTTTATGCAAGCTGAACAAAAGAATAGAAACGGCCGTATCTATCCTAAACCAGTAATGGAGAAGGCACTAAACAAGTATGTTGGTGAACAAGTATCTAAGGGTAGAGCCGTGGGTGAATTGAATCACCCTGAAGGTCCTACGGTCAATCTAGATAAGGTTTCCCACAAAATTGAATCCCTTGATTGGAAGGGTAACGATGTTGTGGGTAAAGCGACTATATTGGAAACTCCAATGGGTAAAATCGTACAAGGTTTGCTCGACGGTGGTGTCAATCTAGGCGTATCGACTCGTGGTATGGGAAGTTTGAGCAAAGGTAATAACGCAATGGTAGTGCAAGACGACTTTATGTTGAATGCAGTAGACATTGTACAAGATCCATCCGCACCAAGCGCATTTGTCAATGGAGTTATGGAAGGTGTAGAATGGGTATGGAACAACGGTATTATCGAAGCACAAGCAATTGAACAAATGGAGACTGAAATTAAGAAAGCTCCACGTTCCGATCTTTATGAGACACAGGTTCGTGAGTTTAAGAATTTCCTCTCGTTACTCAAATCTAAATGACGAAGGAGTCAAATATGACTGAACAAGTTCAGGATCAAGAACTCCATGACGAAGTAACAGACGAAGTTATGGAAGAAGCTCATGATCCGAAAAACGCAGAAGCGCAGTCTAATGCTTCAGTAGACAAGGCAGGAGATGCAACAGGTAAAGCACCTACACGTAAGGGTGACCAAACCAAGCAAGATCCAATGCCTCGTACTAAGGCAGCATTGATGGCGGGCATGGTCAAGAAGATGGGTGGCATGAATAAGGCCCAACTTCAGGCAATGTACAAAGCTGAAGGGTTCGACGAATCTGAAGGCGAAGCGATTGCAGAAGACAAAACAGAAGAATTAAACGTTTCTGTTGACTTCTCTGATGATTTGAATGCACTAGTAGCAGAAGAGGCAACTCTATCTGACGCATTCAAAGACAAAGCAGAGACAATCTTTGAAGCGGCAATTAAATCAAAATTGTCAGAAGAGATTGATCGTCTTGAAGCAAAATACGAAGAAGAATTGGCTGAGGAAGTTGCTCAGACCAAAACTGATCTCGTAGAAAAGGTCGATAACTATCTAAACTACGTAGTTGAACAGTGGATGGAAGACAACCAAGTTGCGATCCAAACTGGTCTACGCACTGAGATTGCAGAGAAGTTTATGACATCTCTGAAAGATCTGTTTACAGAATCTTACATCGAAGTACCAGAGTCAAAAGTTGACCTAGTTGACGAACTTGCTGCAGAGGTTGAAGAACTCGAAGAAGCTCACAACCAAGCAATTGCAAAAACAATGGAAATGCAAGAAGAACTGGAAACACTGAAGCGTGATGCAATCATTGCTGAAGCGTCTGCAAATCTTGCAGAGACACAAGTTGAGAAACTTAAAAAACTCGCAGAAGATGTAGACTTTGATGACGCAGAAACTTTCGCAGAAAAAGTTGCAACAATCAAAGAATCATACTTCACAAAGAAAGCATCTGAAGTCGCAGATATTGAAGAAGAAGTACTAGAAGAAGGCGCAGTAGAAACTGTAACTGAATCAACTTCAGACACAATGGCTCAGTACCTTTCAGCAATCCAACGTACTAATAAATCTTAATTGGGAGTCCTATAAATGACTACAGCATCTTACGATCAATTGATGGAGAAGTGGGCACCTGTACTGAACGAAGAATCAGCAGGCAAAATCACTGATACCCATCGTAAAGCAGTTACTGCGGCGATCTTGGAAAACCAAGAGCGTGAAATGGCAGAACAAGCTGCTCTTATGGAAGCAGCACCAACAAACAACACAAGCAATGCAGCAAACTGGAACCCAGTTCTGATTGCTCTTGTTCGTCGTGCAATGCCAAACTTGATGGCATACGATCTATGTGGCGTTCAACCGATGTCAGGTCCAACAGGTCTGATCTTCGCAATGAAGTCAACATACGAAACAACAAAAGCAGGTGTTTCAGCAGGTGACGAAGCACTGTTCAACGAAGCAGCTGTCGGTTTCTCTGGCGATTCTGCGGCAACAGGTAACGGCGCAACAGGTCCATCAGGTCTATCTGGTTTGACCAACGCAAACTCACCACATACCATTGACTCTGACCGTAATGGTCCATATGCAGGTGATCCGTACACAACAGCAGAAGCGGAAGCTCTGGGTTCAACAGGTTCTGAAGACTTTGCACAGATGGGTTTCACCATCGAAAAGGCAACTGTGACTGCGAAGTCACGTGCGTTGAAAGCAGAGTACTCACTAGAACTTGCACAAGACTTGAAAGCGATTCATGGTCTTGACGCAGAGACAGAGTTGGCAAACATCTTGTCAACAGAAATCATGGCTGAAATCAACCGTGAAGTCATCCGTACAATCAACTCACAAGCGAAAACAGGTGCAACAACATCTAACACATCTGTCAATGGTATCTTCGACGTACAGAACGATGCAGACGGACGTTGGTCAGTTGAGAAGTTCAAAGGTTTGATCATGCAGATTGAACGTGAAGCAAACCAAATCGCAAAAGACACTCGTCGTGGTAAAGGTAACTTCATGGTCTGTTCATCAGACGTTGCATCAGCACTTGCAGCATCAGGTATGATGGATTACGCACCTGCAATGTCAACATCACTACAAGTTGACGACACAGGAAACACATTCGCAGGTGTCCTAAACGGCCGTATGCGTGTGTACATCGATCCATATGCGGTAGCAGATTACATCAACGTAGGTTATAAGGGTACTAACCCATATGACGCAGGTGTGTTCTATTGCCCATACGTACCACTAACAATGGTTCGTGCAGTTGGTGAAGATACATTCCAACCAAAAATTGGTTTCAAGACACGTTACGGTATGGTATCAAACCCATACGTAGGTTCAACACCATCAGATGGTCTTGCAGCAGCGAAGTCAAACCAATACTACCGCATTATGCGTGTAGACAACATTCTAGGTTCATAAGAACTTTTAGAATAAAAAAAGAAGAAGGTGGGGTTCTCCCCACCTTTTTTTTAGTTTCATTTTTGTATAAATAGAGGTATGTCAGATCTAACTAATAATTTTAATTACCTCCAACCCACTAGTTTCAAACTAGTTATTGATAGAAAGAACTTTCCTAACTTAGAATTCTTTTGTCAAGAGGTTACTCATCCAGGCCTGTTGATTCCATCAGCAGAGGTCCCAATTCGTCGTATGCAATCTATACCATTGCCTGGCGAATCATTGACAATCAATGAACTGTCAACACAGATTCTTTTGGATGAGAACATGGAGAGTTATACAGAAATGTACAATTGGGTGTTGAGAAATCAACATACAAATCTTGGAACTCACAACTCTATGAACAGAGGAGACAAGATTCCAACGTATGCAGATATCACTCTGTCTATATTATCAAGTCATAACAACACGACTATTCAAGTGAGATATATAGATGCAATGCCAACATCATTGGGAGATATTGTTTTCCAATCAACTGCATCTGGTACAGAGTTTATCACATTCCCTGCGACATTCAGATTTAGTTATTTTGAATTGAAAACAATAAATGCAACGACAGGATCTATCACAGATTCCTTTACGGTTCCAGTATCATAGGTAGTATAGATGGGTTCAAGAAATAGACAATTAGCGGCGATCATTACAGACTCTTCAGGTGATATCAAAACTGATGCGTTTGATAATCTTATTCAAACTTCTGTTGAACCAGAAGACCTAAACTTTGCCGTAGACGTGAGAGGGGCAGGTCACGAAGCGCCTTGGTTGTGGTCTTGGAACCCCACAACTCTACCATATGAACGTACAAAAATTACACTGTCAAACGAAGGCGAAGTTCCAATCTATAAGAAAGGTGATTATAGATTGGATAACTATGCTGCATATAACACAAATGGAACATCAAGTCAAGTACATAAAATATTTTTGAAATGGATTGAAGAACCAGGCACTGCAAACCTAGTTGATTGGGTCACATACGATAGTTCAAATACAGTTGAATTTGCAGGTGTTACAGACGGACTTGGTGCACAGAAAACCCAACGTCTTACTTGGACTATTCCAGAATCATTTGATATTCCAACACTAAACACATCTACAACAAACTATAATGTGGGTGCAGTAACAGGTGCATACGTACATAGTGGTATTGCCATGGGTAACAACGTAGACATTGGACCTCTTCGTAGAGGTAATACCTACAACTTTATTCTAGACTCAACAACAAGTGGACATCCGTTCTACTTGACCACAGATAGTCAAGGTGAGTTCTCTGCAGGAACTTATGGTGGAGAATATACAACAGGTGTAACAAACTCACGGGCCCAAGGTAGTTCTGGTACGGATGCCACTGTCACGTTTGTGGTGCCTGATGATGCACCAGATACATTATATTATCAGTGTGGTAACCACCAAGTAATGGGTGGGGAGATCACTATCAAAGATCTTGCAGTTGAGTACACTGATGATAATGAACCAATTCTTTATTTCCAACACAGTCAAGAGGGACACTTCACACAAGCACCTGTACGTGCAGTTCCAACTATCCCTGGCCAGATGTGTCTTACATTTGATCCAACTAAAGGTAAGTTCGTTCCTCAAGACTTGAGAGACTATATGGAAAAGACTCCAACATTCGTATCTCGTATTGTTGAGGAAATCAAAGACAACTCAATTGACTCAGATAGACATTTGGGTATCCTTCGTGCAAAAACAATTATCAACGACAGTGATATCTTTACTGGTGGAACTGGTGGTGTTGACTCTGCAGAAACCACAAGACTGATTGACTCAGACTACATTGCAACACGTGCACTTGCAGAAAACCACACTACTTTGATGCAAGATGGAACACTTACAGTAACAACAGGTACTGCAAGATGGTATGCCCCACGTGCAGTGAAAATTATTGGAATGAAAGCACACGTATCAACTGCACCTGCAGGGTCTGCAGTAAACATTCGTGTAAATAAAAATGGTTCTTCACTAAGAACATTGGTGATCAACGCAGGAAGTACAAGTGCAAACCTTGGTGGTATTGCAGACGATTTATCTGCAGGAGATTATTTGACGGTAGACGTGACTCAGGTAGGATCTTCTACGGCGGGATCAGACTTAGCACTAATTATTAGATACAGATAGGAAATAAAATGGCAATTCAACCAGAAGAAAAAACATGGCTTGCTGATGTCTTTGGATTTGATAGTAGTCGTAATTTTGTTTATTTCAAAATTGATGATGCTACCGATGAAAAAATCGCAGGACGATATACAAATAGTATTCTAAACCATCCAGAAGATTATGGTTTATTGCAAAGTGGAACATATAAAGGTGTTGCAATGTGGGAAGACTCCGCAGGCGAAGTGCAACTATCATCAGACTGTACGGAGATAACAGAGTAATGTTTTTCAAACTAATTTCAAATCACACTAGTTATGGTGGGTCAAGCAACGCCGCCTATGACAATTATAGACAATATGTATTAAAGGACATTCAGGAGATTATAACTGGAAGTATTACTAGCACTAGTAGTCTTCAAACTTTGGTTTTCAATAGAGACGCAAGTGTTATAACTGGTTCTGCCCCTACATCTGGAATTTATAGTCTATATGCAGCAGATAGCAAATCTTATAGTAGTAACGATAACTGGTTTCAGGTAAGAAAATACCACCACGGTAAAGTTATAAACAGTTCTTTCAATGCTTACAGAGTTTTAGGAATGCGTTGGCAGAATGAATGGGGTATAGGTACAACTATGGGATCTCATGCTACATCATCTGCGACTGGTATTACAAATGCATATCCAGGCCAAAACCAATATAATGTTATTAATAATTCAAGCTCGACATACTCATCAGTACACGGTTATGATAGGCCTTCTAATGTTTATTCAATTACAGGTATTGTAAATGATGCAGTATTTGCAATTCAATTTAAATACGGAAATGTTGATAACACCTATTATGAATCTATGGTTATGGTTGATAATGAATATCAACCAAATCTGGATGATCACTTTAGATCTGTAAACCAATATTATTGCCCTACAATGTATATGGGATTTTCAGATACAAACCTAGACGCAAATAATGGGCCAAATATGACTGGAACATCGGGTCATAGAGGTGGTCAGGTTATAGGTTCAATTCAAAATCACGGTAATGATTATTCGGCAAGTAATAACTCTTCATCTTATACCACCGCAGACCATATGGGATATTTTGGAACACAAGTTTATGAAAGAGATTATCAATCAATATTTCCGTCACCATGGTTTGATATGCCAGATAGATATCCATTAGCTAATGGTAACTCAGGTTATATTATGCAACCTCTTATGAAATATGGTAGACATGGTATTGTAAATGTACCAAATAGAGCTTATCATAAAGATTATAAAGAATTTTCTATGTTGCGTGGTATGTGGCGATCAAATGATAATGGATTCTATACTGGAGAAAGAATTACTGACGATACAGGAAGATCATACAGAGCATTTAGATTGCATAAATGTAGTGCTAATAGTGAAACATCTGACGCATATGACGAAGGTTGGTCATACAGTAGACCAAATGCAAGAAGTGCTGTTTATCTATTCCCTGAAGATGGACAAATCTAATGCCCACTCGTTCTGGTTATACTGATTCATCATATCATCTAATTGCAAGTCCCTATGGGTTTGCATATGATAGTTCGGGTAGAAGAGATTCTTCCCATGTATTGTCTATCGAGGATACTATTGATAGTGGTGATGGACTTATAACAACTGAAGCAGGATTTAGTTTTGGTTATGATTCTAACTTTGTGTTCGATGGACAAAATACAGGTTTATCTGTATCAACAAATGCATCGTTAGATTCTGCAAATAATCTAATCAGTACACTCAGAATACAACTCGAAAATGCACAAGGTGGTGGACCAGTACAAAGGTGGATAACGTAATGGCAACAAAAGCAAGACTTATATCAAAAACTTTTGTATCCAGTGAGGATGGAACAACTATACAATTGAGAGCAGAGAATGCAGACAGTGCGGCACCCTTTGTAGAAACAATTGAAGTTGTCAGTGGCACTGCAGAGTTGACAGACTCAAACGAAGGTACTATCGATACATTTGATGGTACTGAAGTTCGTGCCGCACATTATCATATGATATGTAATACAACAGGTGATAGTGATCATCAAGCGCAACAGATCTTTATTACACACAACGGAGACAGTGCAACTCTTGTTTCTTATGGAACACTTTTGCACGGTTCAAGTACAATCGTAATCTACGATGCAGATATAAACGACAGTGATACCGTTTCACTCAAGGCAGATCCTCAAGGAGTTGATGGGTTAAAGTTTTCTTTCAAAAGAATTGATACGGCGGTCACTTCGTAAACATATAAATATAAGAAAAATTAAGAGGTTTTCATGGCGAAGGCAGCATTCAGAGTAGAAGACGGTATCATCCCAGGCCATACCGATAACAGTTTAGGACATTCAACTGCAAAGTTCAAAAATGTTCATTTGTCTGGTGATGTTCATGCATCAACTATAAATGCATCCAATGATGTAAACGTAACTGGTGACTTGGATGTTGACGGTTCTACATCTCTGATCAACTTGAGCGCTACGGGAACTACAATCAACTTACCGAATTTTGAAGGCGGCGGTGGCGGAGGCGGAGGCAGCGGTGTCTCTCAAGCACAAGCAATTGCTTTCGCAGTGGCATTAGGATAAAATCATGGCAAAGAAACTTTTAGCAACGAACTATAGCATCAATTCAGATAGTGATAAAATTACCGTCAAAGGTTTTTATCGTGCGGAACAATTCCAACTGATTACAGATGTCACACCTGAAACTGGTGGTACGATCCTTTATAACTTTGCGGATGCAAACAAAGGTCATAAAGGTGCAGAGTTTGATACTCTAAGTGAGACAACAACTTTCTTCTTAGAGACAGACCTAAGTGCATTAGGTATTGACTCAACATCATCTATTCAGATTATTGTGGATCACCCTGAAACCGAAATGGAAGTGTCGGACTCATTACTTGATCCCGTTCATAAGATTCGTGTTTCTACCCCAGAAAACCTAATCGATACCGACTTTGAATATGGTCTCCAGCCTACGAAGTGGGAGACGTTAGAACTATCTAATAACGTTCCATCATTCTTCGTTGCGGATGGTGACACTGCATTAGATATTGTTGATACTATTACATCTATTGCGGGGTCAGATCTTGTCAAGGTTGCATGTACGGATGCACATAACTTGGTTGTTGGTACACCAGTTGATGTCTCTGGTCTAGACTTTAGAACTGCAGAAGGTAAATTCCTAATCATCTCTGCAGACTCAAATAACTTTTACTATCGTGCAAACTCACCACTACCTACAACTGGTGAAATTGGTTCTATCTATACGGCAATTACGCCTGGTTCATTCTATGCAGGTTCTCAGATTCCATACGATGATTCAGACGGTTTGACAACAGATGAATCAGACCCATCAACACTTACTGTTACTACTCCAGACGTACACGGATTTGTTGACAATTCGCAATTCTATCTTGTAAATACTATTGCATCTAAATCTCTAAAAGTTGAAGATAATAAAACTGCACCAGATGGTGATCCTGCAATTGACAAACGTGATACATTTGAGAGACAGGTATCACTAGATTTGTCTAAAACGAAAACAAATGCTATCCGTGGTAGACATAGTTTCTACTTTGGAAACGATGCAATTGATACATCAAATAACCAAATCACTTGGACTAATCACCAGATGAATAATAACTACTGTGTGATTTATGTACCACCAGCAGGAGCGAGTGGTATTGGTGGTTTGTCACGTTTTGAAATTTATTACGTAAGAAGAGTGGATGCGAATACAATTGAGTTGACAGCCTCACAGAACGGATCAGCGATCAATTTCTCATCTGCAGGTGATGATAGTGTTGCACAACACTCGTTACATATGTTATATGAGATTCGTCGTTCATATGCACCGTATAGAAACTCTTACACATATCACTATACTTGGAGTTACTACACAGGTGGTAACTATTCTGGTTTGGATATGGCTACACGTTACTCAGATCCAAATACTGGATCTTCATACTATGGTTTAGGCGCTAAACGTCAAGACGGTCTGATGACAATGGTTCGCAACTATTCATATCCAGCATACACTAATCGGTGGATAGACTATTACAGACCCATATACCAAGATAGATACAATTATTATGGTGGTAGCCACAATACATATATGGACTTTCCAGAATATGATAACACTACACCAGCAAATCACCCTTCAAGATGGAACCCTATTGAAGACTTTGGTAGATATCAACCATATAGTTGGAATAGTTATTATATCGAATATAGTAGATATTATAGAATTCAAAAATCTTATTATCAAGGAACCTACAATTACTACTGGGGTGCTCGTAGAATATTCATGTTCCCATTCATCTTTGACGAAGAATCGGACACATTCTTCTCTGCAGATCATGGCCTAGAACAAGGTAATACTGTATCCTTTGCGACTAAATCAGGTTCAGCACCGACTCTGAACAATGGAACTAGTATGAGTAGTACTGCAGCCAACACAAATTTGTCAGACGGTGACTATACCGTTGAACGTGTATCTAAAGATAGATTCAGACTACAAGGTCAAAGAATTCAAACTGCAGTCGGTGATTCTGATAATGCGTATGAGATTATTGGTAATGTAACAAATAAGAATGCTAACTCATTCTATGTTGGACAACACGGTCTAATCCAAGACCAAGAACTAAAACTAACTACTTCTGGATCTCCAACTATTCCTTCTGTGCCTACTGGTGCAGTTACACCAAAATGGAAACTGAATTCTCAAGGTAATGCACCATTTATTGCAAAAATCATCAATGATGCGGTTGATGATCATATTGCTAATCATTCGGATTTCACCAACCACCAAAACTTCAGAACATCAAATCATAATGGTAATTCACAAAGATTGATGGAAGGGAGTTCGGCGGGACTCAGTGGCACGAGACCAGTTGACTACGTAAACACTCAGTACTCATCTAACAGTCTTCGTATTGTTAGAAATGGTTCAACTGTTCATAGCGCTAGTTATACAAACTATAATGATTTCTATTTGGGAAGATTTGATCTGACCACTCCACAAAACTTGTTTGCAAGTACTGCTGCAGCTCAGTATGGCATCTTCAGATTGGCGACACCATGGCAACAATACACCTCAATTCCATATTACATGGACTTGACTTTCGGTGGTGATGATGCACATGGTAATACGTCAGACGGTACATTTACCACAAACAATTGGTGGAGATTCTATAACTACACCTATATGGATCATTACACATCACGCACATATCCAAACTATGCTACAAGTAACTATGATGGCACTGTGACTGGAACCACATCAGGACACCAGTGGAGATATGATTTATCGTATGCTACAGTAGAACGATCTTGGGCATTTACTCAATTCATAGTAACATTTGGTAAAACGACTACTAGTCAAGGTTGGTCTGGATATAGTACAGGTAGTAGTGGAAAAGATACAAATTTGTATCAAAGAAATACATATAATTCATACAGTTATCTGTACGATCAATCTCTAAAACAAGATGAAATTACTATGCGATTGTTCTTCGCAGGTAACACATCTCTAAACTTTAGCACTAGTGATGCTACTCGTTTGGTAGAACGTGTAATTCAAGATATCGACGAAAAGTTTATCAATCCAACATTTGCAGAAAATGATGTTCTAACAGTAAACGTTATTGATAACAACAGATTCTCACTATCTAATGATGGTGCATTGATTGACCTAACAGATAGTGGTGATAACTTGGATAGTGCAAACTTCCTCAAGTTTACTTTGGAAGACGTTCAGGGTGCGGCAGATGGATCTTACTCTGCAGAATCTGTGGGTGAGAATCTAATCAAACTAAACACACCTTTCCAAATCGAAGGTAACGCTGAAATTATTGATGCAGATAACATCGACTCTGCAACAATTCCAATCGTAGATGGTCACTCATTCTTATCGGGCACTAAAGTAGTATATACGAATGGTTCTGATAGTGCACTTGAGACATTGACTGACGGTGAAACATATTATGTTCATGCCGTTGATGACGTTTATATCAGACTTCATGATAATGTACAAGATGCCGTTACTGGTAACAATCCATTACAAGTTACTGCAGATTCTGCACTTGCAACGCATACGATCAAGAGTACTTCGATTGCAGGTAGAACTAAGGCTGCAGGTCTTGTAAAATTAGGTGATGGATCTAAGAAAGTCATTGGCGATCAAACACTATTCAAACGATTCTTCAAGGCGGGTGATGCGATCTTCTTCAAGAATGATTCAGCTGATCCAGGCATATTAGAAGAAAACCAAGTTGCAGTTATCTCTGACGATGAAAACATGGAACTAGTAAACCCCGCTGGTTTCTCTCATGATGGTGCAGAACACTTCGTAAAGACAAACATTTACGCAAAACCAGATGGTTACTCAGTACACAGACCATTTGATGGTGGTGTTGAGATTGGTGCGGGTACTGCCCCACTATCACAAATCACACGTCAAACTCGTAAGTATTTCCGTTATCAGTCAGGTAAAGGTATTCAAACATCTCTTGCAATCAACTTCAACCCACCTGTAATTATGGAAACAGTTTCTGCAAACGGTACACTTATAACAGTTACTACAAAGTATCCTCACAACTTGTCTGCAGGAATGGAAATCACAGTTGAAGGTGCGTCTGATGCGAACTATAATGGTTCACATGAAATCACAGAAGACATTGATGATTACACATTCACATATACTGCCGACGCTGCACCAAACGCCTCTGTACCATCAGGTATTGTGCAATACGTAGTTGATGGATACTCTGGTTCGTTTACACGTGCGGGTATGTTTGATAATCAGAACGGATTCTTCTTCGAATATGATGGTGCAGTTCTACACTGTGTAAGACGTTCATCAACTACTCAGTTGTCAGGTACAGTTCGTGCAACAAAAGGTAGTGGCCTTATTGAAGGTACAAGAACAAACTTCACTGGACAGTTGTCTGATGGTGACAAAGTTGTTATTCGTGGTCAGACATATAAGATTGTGAAAATTGAAAACAGAACTCAAATGTATGTTCAACCACAGTATCGTGGTATCACAACAGATGGTATCATCCTTACAAAGACTGTAGATGTAAGAGTACCACAAGACCAATGGAACTTAGATAAGTGTGATGGAACTGGTAAAGAAGGGTTTACACTAAATACATCTAAAATCCAGATGGCATATATGGACTATTCATGGTATGGTGCGGGTAAGATTCGTTTCGGGTTCAAGGATCGTAAAGGTCACGTAAGATACGCACACGAGTTTATCCACAACAACCGTTTGGACGAAGCATACATGCGTTCAGGTAACCTTCCTGCGAAGTATGAAATCGAAAATGATGCAGAACCAACTTACGCACCAACACTATTCCACTGGGGTACATCGGTGATTATGGATGGTACGTTTGATGACGACAAAGCATATCTATTTACTGCTCCGTCGAAGAACTTGTCATTTACAAACGGTCAGGCGTTGACTGCGAACTTATCTTCGAACTCATCGTTAGTGCGTCGATACAACAGAGATAGAAGAACATATGACTGGTATGTTCGTCTTCCATTCTCAACTAATGACGCAAGTAAGTTCTCTACTGGTACAAAACTGTATCAGAGTACAAACTTGACAGGACAAGAGGTTTCGTACACAGACTACGGTAGCGGTGCATTCCGTGTTCATATCTACATTGAATCTGGATGGTCTACTCCTGTCCAATATCCAATTGTATCAAGTGGTGCAACGGTAAATATTGGTCAACCTGCCTCTGGTGGTGATGATATCCAACTTGGTACAGATATTATTCCATTGGTGTCTCTGAGACTTGCACCTTCTGTTGACAACAACTTGACTGGTAATCTTGGTGAACGTGACATCATCAACAGAATGCAGTTGAAACTTGCAGAAGTTGGTTTGATTTTGACACACGATTGTGAAGTAAAACTTATCTTGAACGGTGACATCAGTACAGTGAATTGGGAGAACGTGAAGTCTCCATCATTGTCACAGTTGATCAAACATGAACAAGGAGATCAGATTACAGGTGGTAACGAAGTGTTCTCATTCCGTGCATCTGGTGGTGCAAACGGTGCATCGAATACATCTAACTTCTCACTTGGTGACTTGATCGATATGGGTAACTCAATTCTAGGTGGTGATGGTATCTTCCCGAATGGTCCAGACATCTTGACTGTGGCAATTCAGGTTGTAGATACATCAGCAATCAATGCGTCCCAACCATTCACTGCATCATCAAGAATTACTTGGTCAGAATCACAGGCGTAATAATATGGCAAAAAGTATCAATCGTAAACTGGCAGAACTTATCGAAGGTGACGGAACTACCGATCTCGGCGGTGGGGGAACAACTTATTATGACACCCTCGACTCTCTTCCTGTTACTGAATTAACAGCAGGGAATACTGCATTTGTTGAAGAAAACCGTAGACTTTATGTTTCTGATGGTAGTGGTTGGTATAATGCCTCTTTTGTTAATAGGGGTCCTCGTTGGGATTCTGGTGGGGAACCTAATGCCTCATACCAGATTGCAGATTCTGCAACACCTCTTATTATTACAGCTCGTGCAATTGATAGTGATAATGTCAATTTTATAAATCAAGCAGTTGCTAGTGATTCTGCTCAATATATGGTTGATATATCCATTGATTCATCCGTATTCACTTTTACTCCTAAATCTGCAGATAGTATTGGTGCATCTGTGGCATCAGGTGATCTAACAGATTCTAATGGTGACTTCATTTATACTTTCAAATGGTCAGATGGTATCAACTTTGTAAGTAAGGCAGTGACCATTACTTATAATCTAATTGCAGATCTTGTAAATTATGGTGATAGGGCAATATTCTTTGGTGGTTCAGGTGGTGCAACAAACCAAGAAATAGATTATGTAGATATTACTACACTAGGTAATGCATCAGACTTTGGCGATCTAACGGAAGAAAGCCGACATGGTGCTGCTGCATCAAATAGTGTGCGGGGTATGAGATTTGGTGGTCGCACCAACGATAACACCACCAAAGATACTATAGACTACGTAACTATTGCATCGCCTGGAAATGCAACCGATTTTGCCAACTTGACTGGGGTTGTACAACAACATGCGGGATTCGGTGACGGCACTTATGCATTTGCTGCAGGTGGTGGAACTAGTAACAGCAGTTATGGAAATGTAATACAACGTTGGACTGTGGATACTACTAGCGATGCATCAGACTTTGGTGATCAAACCATAACTAGTAGAGGTGGTGAAGGAGTTGCATCTAAAACCAGAGGTGTATGGAATTTAGGTCAAAACTCTGTTGGAAATTATATCAACACAATGGAATATATAACTACCTCAACCCCTGCCAATTCAACAGACTTTGGAGATATGGTGGTAATTGGTAAAGACCGTGCGGCAGGTTCAAATCAAGTTTATGGAATTTTCGCAAATGGATATTCGAATGCGGGTGGCGATATTGATCGTATAACTATTGAAACTACAGGAAATGCTACTGACTTTGGTAACATTGCACATAGTGAAGTCGCAGGAGGTGGAGCGGGGGCTGCAAACGCAACAAGAATGATTTATGCAGGTGGTAATACACCATCACCCGATTTTACCAAACTCAATATTATTGAATATGTAACAATAGCTACGCCTGGCAACGGAACAGACTTTGGTGATCTAACTGCAGCTAGAAATTCAATCTCTGGTGGCACATCAGGTAAAGCAGCATAAGGAATAAATACCTTTACATTATTCTTTTATTGTGATATAATACACGTATGATTGACTTGAAAAATATACTCCAAATGTGGTCGGAAGACTGCCAGATAAATCAAATGAAACTAGATGAATCTTCTCGTGTAACTCCTCAGTTACATGCGAAGTATCTAGAACTTTTATCTCAAACAAAACTTATGTTGAAACGTGCAGAGTTTGCACAAAAGGGGTTGTTGAAAGACAAGTGGTTATATTACAACGGTAAGATGTCAGAAGAAGAACTGAACGAGAAAGGGTGGGACCCTGATCCGTTCAACGGTCTAAAAGTACTGAAAGGTGAACTGGATTACTACTACGATTCAGATCCAGAAATTCAGAAGTCTGAAGAAAAGATTCAGTATTATAAGACCGTAATTGAGACGCTAACAGATATTATAGATAATCTGAAGTGGCGTCATCAGACAATAGGTAATATAATCAAGTGGAAACAATTCGAGTCAGGAAGCTAGACCATTCCAATCTACTTATAGAATCCGACAGTGGTATTGCACAGGAACTGAATGAGTTCTTCTCATTCTTCGTGCCTGGGTATAAGTTTATGCCTGCATTCAAAAACAAACTGTGGGATGGAAAGATTCGACTCTTCACTATAAGAGATCGAACACTACCTGTTGGTCTATTCTATCATCTCTCAGACTTTGCAGACCAACGTGGATATGAACTAGTATCCGAAGATTCTAAGTATGGTAAACCAGACGACAGAACACGTGTAACCCCAAAACATCTCCAAGAGTTTCTAGACACAATAGACCTACCTTTCCCTCTTAGAGATTATCAGTTCCAGTGTGTCGGTGAGGCACTGGTTCGTAAACGTGCAATCTTACTATCACCTACTGGATCTGGCAAGTCGTATATGATTTATGCACTTGCGCAATTCTGGTTGAAGATGTTGTCGAATGGGTTTGGATATCCAAAGGGTGGACGTGTTCTTATCATTGTCCCCACAACATCTCTTGTTGAACAGATGCACAACGACTTTATAAACTATGGTATGCCTGAACGTGGGATGCATAAGATATACTCAGGTAAAGATAAGTCGGTAGATAGTAGTATTGTTATATCCACATGGCAGTCAATATATAAACTTCCGAAGGTTTGGTTCGAACAATTCGGTTGCGTGTTTGGGGATGAGGTACATGGATTCAAATCTAAATCTCTGATGAACATTATGAATAAGTGTTCAGAGGCAGAATATCGTTTTGGAACTACTGGTACACTCGACGGATCTCAAACACACGAATTAGTTTTGCAAGGTTTGTTTGGTAAGATATACAAAGTAACAACCACAAAGAAACTACAAGACAGTGAAACTCTCGCACCTCTGACTATACAGAGACTCGAACTCAAGTACGACGAGAAAACACGTAAAGAGTTTGGTAAACAAACCTATCAAGATGAAATAGATTTTATTGTATCACACGATAAACGTAACAAGTTTATTCGTAACCTAGCCACCTCACTTACTGGTAATACATTGGTACTATATAATTACGTAGACAAACACGGTAAACCACTGTTCAATTCTATCAGAGATAAGGTAGATGAGAATAGGAAAGTTTACTTCGTCTCTGGCGAAACCGATACCACAGATAGAGAAGCGATTCGAGGAATCGTAGAAAGTGTGGATGGTGCAATCGTAGTCGCCTCTCTTGGGACTTTTTCTACAGGCATAAATATTAGAAACCTACACAATATTATATTTGCGTCACCAAGCAAATCGCAGGTTAGAGTCCTGCAATCTATTGGTAGAGGGTTGAGAAAAAGTGATGATGGAAGGGAAACCACCTTGTACGATATAAGTGATGATATTAGTTGGAAACAAAGGAAGAACTTTTGTTTACTCCACTCTTGGGAACGCAATAAAATATACCAAAGAGAACAATTCAAATGTAAGACTTCGGTGATTGAACTATGAATTTGAGACAATTTAGACTTTCAAATAATGATGAGATCGTTGCAGATATTATCGAAGTTGTCGAAGAGGGTGACATTGTAATTCGTAATGTACTAAAGATCTTTGCTGCAGAAGATTTTGAAAATGATGTTCGTTACTATTCTTTCAAACCATGGGTATCCTTTCAAGATGATTTGTCTAAGATTTCTGTTCTAAATGTTGGACACATTATCGTAGAGAATGAACCGTCAGAGGCATTGTTGAACCATTACTTATCTGCACTTGCACAAATTCAGAAGGCTACTAATCGTGCGTCTTTTGACATTGAAAAATTGCAGAAAGAATCTGAAGGGATGGATGATGATGAACTCAGAGACTTCTTACGTGATAAAATTGACAACTGGGAAATGATGACTGATTCTGGTGATGATAATATAATTGCCTTCCGCCCTTCTAAAGATAAAATGCACTGAGGGTATATCCCCACTCTCAGCAACAACTCTTTAATTATACACTATTTTTCAGATTTGTCAACCCCCTAATTTATCTTTTTTTCTATTTCAATCAAAAAAATACTATTTGATATCCACGAGTGTTTGTGGTATAATAAGGTATTGAAAGGAAATAATATGGCAAGAAGAAATAAACAAAGCGCACATTATGTCAACAATGCAGATTTTTCCAATGCAGTTGTCGAATATGTCAAAACGGTAAATGCCGCTAAAGATGAAGGGAAAGAACTTCCCAAGGTGCCAGATTATGTCGCTCAATGTTTTCTAAGTATTGCAGAGGGTCTATCCCATAAGTCAAACTTTATTCGTTACACATACCGTGAGGAAATGGTAATGGATGCAGTTGAGAATTGTTTGAAGGCGATTGAGAATTATGACATTGCTGCCGCTACACGGACAGGTAAACCAAATGCGTTTGCATACTTTACACAAATTACATGGTATGCATTCCTGCGTAGGATTGCCAAAGAAAAGAAACAACAAGATATCAAACTAAAATATCTGACACGTTCAGGTATTGAAAGTTTTGTTGATGGTGACTTCGATGATGCCACTATGGGTGTTGTTGGTTCTTTCGTAGATACTCTACGTGATCGTATTGATCGTGTTCGTCATATGGACACAGAGGTAAAAGAACTGGTCAAAGAAGAGAAAGAGAAGAAGAAACGTGCAGTCATTGTAGACTCTGACTTGAAAGGGTTTATGGAGTGAAGATTGCAATTTTGAATGATACTCACTGTGGTATTCGTAACTCGTCTGATATCTTTCTAAAGAACGCAGAGGATTTTTTTGGTAATGTATTTTTTCCGTACTGTGAAGAACATGGTATTAAGCAAATCGTTCACTTGGGCGATTACTATGATCATCGCAAGTTTGTTAATTTTAAAGCTCTCAACCATAATCGTAAACACTTCCTAGATCGTATGCGTGAATTGGGTATGCATATGGATATTATTCCAGGCAACCATGACACGTTCTATAAAAATACGAATGATTTGAATTCTCTGAAAGAGTGTCTTGGACATTACATGAATGAGATCCACATCATTATGGAACCTACGGTGATGGACTATGATGGTTTCAAACTTGCAATGTTACCTTGGATTACATCTGAGAACTACAGCGAGTCTATCAAGTTCATTCAGAATTGTAAGGCAGACTGGTTGGGTGGCCACCTAGAACTAAACGGATTTGAAATGATGCGTGGGGTTCGTAATACACATGGTATGGATCACAAAATATTCAATCGTTTTGAGAAAGTTTTGACTGGTCATTACCACGTTGGTTCGATGCAGGATAACGTACATTATCTTGGATCTCAAATGGAGTTCTTTTGGAGTGATGCAGATGATCCAAAATATTTTCACGTTCTTGACACGGACACTAGGGAACTCGACAGAGTTCGCAATCCTTATACTCTTTTTCATCGGGTTTATTATGACGATGAGCGGAATGATTACTCTGATTACGATGTCTCTCAGGCTGATGGGAAGTTCGTAAAAATTGTTGTAGTAAACAAGAAAAACCTCTTTACATTTGATCGATTTGTTGATAGAATACAAGATAGACCAATACACGAACTGAAGATCGCAGAGAACTTTGATGAGTTTATTGGTGAGAATGTAGGAGATGATGAGATTGCGTTTGATGATACGACAACGATTGTTGATTCTTATGTTGACGGTGTGGATACAGATCTGGACAAGGATCGTATCAAGATTCGTATGCGTGAACTCATGACAGAAGCACAAGCGCTAGAAGTAGTATGATACGTTTTGAAAAAGTACGGTGGAAAAACTTTCTATCCACTGGTAATAAATTTACTGAGATTGATTTGGGTGCGCACAAGACTACACTTGTTGTAGGTCACAATGGTGCAGGCAAGTCAACAATCTTGGATGCATTGTCATTCGGGTTGTTCGGTAAACCACATCGCAATATCAATAAGGGACAGTTGGTAAACTCAATCAACAACAAGGATACTGTAGTTGAGGTTACGTTCTCTATTGGTTCAAACCAATTCAGAGTGATGCGTGGTATCAAACCAAATCTATTTGAGATTTGGAAAAATGGTACTATGATCAACCAATCTTCTCATGCAAAAGAATACCAGAAGATCCTTGAACAAAATATTCTCAAGTTGAACCACAAGTCATTCCACCAAGTAGTGGTACTTGGTTCTTCATCTTTCATTCCTTTTATGCAGTTGGCTGGTGGTCATCGCAGAGATGTAATTGAGGATCTTCTGGATATCAATATCTTTTCTAAAATGAATACTATTCTAAAAGAAAAGAATTCTCTTTTGAAAGACAAGTTGAAAGATCTTGACTATGACTTAGAGATTACGAAAGAGAAGATCGAACTTCAGAAGAAATACATTCGTGAAGTTGAGGAACTGAGTAATGATCAGATTGAAGAAAAACAACAAGAAATCTTGCAAGCGCAGGTATCTATCAGTGAACTCAACGATGAGAATGTTGGTATCACAGAAGAAGTCGAGAAACTGCAAGAAGGATTGCAAGACGGTCTTGACAAGAACAATTCGAAAAAGCAATCTCTCCTTCAGTATAAGGCTGAGTTCAATCAAAAAATCAAAACCCTTGTCAAAGAAAGTAAATTCTACGAAGAGAACGATACGTGTCCCACGTGTTCCCAAGATATCGGTGAGGATCTTAGATCAGGTAAGTTGCAATCTGCAAAGACTAAGGCGAATGAACTACAGAAGGCATTGGATGATGTCGCTGAACAATCGTCTGTTGTTGAATCAAATCTTACAAGGTTCAATGAGATTGCCGCAACCATACGAGACAAATCATCCACACTTTCTTCTAACAATAAAGAAATCTCACGGTTGCAAGGACAAGTGCGAAATCTTACCGATGCCATCAATAAGATACAGGGAAGTGATGGGGATGCTGTAAAGTCTAAGGAAGATCTAGATATTTTAAATAAATCAAAAGAATCAATCTTCGAAGAAAAGATTCTTGCGAATGAAGAGTATTCATACAATAGTGTGATGGTTGAGATGTTGAAGGACACTGGTATCAAGACAAAGATTATCAAGCAGTACCTACCAGTTATCAACAAACTAACTAATCAGTATCTACAGATCCTAGACTTCTTTGTTCACTTCAATCTAGACGAGAGTTTCGCAGAGACAATTCGTTCTCGTCACAGAGATGCGTTTACTTACGATTCCTTCAGTGAGGGTGAGAAACAACGTATCGACTTGGCCCTGTTGTTTACTTGGAGACAGATTGCTAAGATGAAGAACTCAGTCGCAACAAACCTATTGTTGTTGGATGAGACATTCGATTCGTCTTTGGATCACGAGGGTGTTGAGAACCTACTGAAGATTCTACACACACTGGATGATGACACGAATGTATTTGTAATATCACATAAAGGTGAAGTTCTTGATGGTAAATTCGATTCTAAGATTGAATTCAAGAAAGAGAAAAACTTCAGCAAAATGTGTTGACATTTACCAACTGTTGTGGTATAATATAGACAATATAATCACGGAGAACATATTATGGAATTACAAGAACAAACACTAAACGTTCTTAAAAACTTTTCGGACATCAATCCGAATATTCTTATCAATGAAGGTAACATTGTCAAGACGATTAGTGAGGCAAAGAACGTACTCGCTACTGCAGTCGTAGACAATGAGTTTACTCAGAAGTTTGGCATTTATGATTTGAAAGAATTTATAAGTGTCTTGAATTTGGTTGACCAACCTAATCTAAAGTTCGCTGATGAATCTGTTACTGTGAGTGATCAGTCTGGTCGATCAAAGGTTCGGTATTTCTTCTCACCAGAAGAAACACTGACATCACCCCAGAAAGATATTAAGATGCCAGAGTGTGAAGTTCGGTTTGAACTGAACGGTGACACCTTGAATAAACTGCGTAGTGCTGCAAATGCACTTGGACACAGTGAAGTCGCAATCACTGCAGGTGACGGCGTCTTGATTCTTTCTGTGGTTGATAATGAGAATGCGACATCAAATACTTATTCTATTGATGTTCCTTGTATCACAAAACCAGATGAACCATTTAAGTTTGTGATAAATATCTCTAACCTCAAAATCATCCCAGGCGACTATGAGGTGGGGATCTCATCTAAACTGATTAGTGAGTTCTCTAATAAAGAAGTAAACGTCCGTTACTGGATTGCCCTTGAAAAGACATCAACATTTGGAGTATAAAGAATGTCTAATGATCAAATGAATGAGTTGATGAAACTCGCAAATAATGTATCACGTTCAACTGTTGCGGTTGTAGATGCAATCACACAGCGTGGTGGGTTCAAAGGTGAAGAACTATCCACTATTGGTCAGTTGCGTGACCAGTCTATCCAAGTCATTTCTCTTGTAGAGAATATGCAACAAGACATGGCAATGGAGACCGAAGAATAATATTGACATTCTAACTCAATTTGATATAATGTTTTTTTGTGATGGAGTTTTGAATGGACCAATTTCTTTGGGTGGAAAAGTATCGCCCACAAACTATTGACGATTGTATCTTGCCTAGTGCAATGAAAGATACTTTCAATAAGATTGCAGAATCTGGTGAACTACCTAATATGTTGTTCACTGGTACTGCAGGCCTTGGTAAGACAACAGTTGCCAAGGCACTATGCAACATGCTTGATCTAGACTTTATTGTCATCAACGGATCTGAAGAAGGCAATATCGACACTCTCCGTGGTAAGATCAAGCAGTTTGCAAGTACAGTCTCACTTCAAGGTGGTTACAAGGTTGTGATCCTTGATGAGGCTGACTATCTGAATCCACAGTCAACACAACCTGCTCTTCGTGGTTTCATTGAAGAGTTTGCCAACAACTGTAGATTCATACTCACTTGTAACTTCAAGAATCGTATCATTGAACCTCTGCACTCACGGTGTGGTGTGTATGAGTTCAATACGACTAAGAAGGAACTTGCCAACCTTGCCGCCCTCTTCTTCAAACGGTTTACTAAAATCCTTGATGAAGAAGGTGTTAAGTATAAAAGTAAACCTCTTGTAGATTTAGTTATGAAACACGCCCCAGACTGGCGGAGAGTCTTGAATGAAGGTCAACGTTATTCGTTGACTGGTATGATTGATGAAGGTGTGTTACATACAACTTCTGACAAAAACTATGATGATTTGTTCACCCACCTAAAAACAAAAGATTTCAAAAAGATGCGATCTTGGGTGGTAAACAATATAGATACTGATGCGTCTGCAATTTTTAGAGGCATCTATGATCGTATGGCGCAGAAGGTAACCCCTTCTTCCATTCCACAACTCGTTCTTATTCTGGCAGATTATCAGTACAAGAATGCATTTGTGGCAGATCACGAACTCAACGTAGTTGCATGTCTTACAGAGGTTATGGCAAATGTCGAATTTACTTAGTCTATATACGCAGAATAATTGTCCCTTTTGTGTCATCATGAAAGATAAACTTGATGACTGGGGGATGAATTATGAAATAATTAATATTTCTGAAGATGCAAGTGGTAAAGAGTTCCTGAAGTCAAAGGGACATCGTACAGTTCCACAATTGTATTTCAAAGATGTTTTGTTGAATACTGTGGATACTGTAGAGTTTACCTTAGAGAATCTATTGTGGGAGATGCGTGAAAGTGTTCCCTCTAAATTTCCCTGCGAAGATTCTGGTGTTGAGGATATGTCGTGAACCCATTCGAATACGTCAATTCAATCAACACGTCTAAGAAAGATATTATGGTAGATGATCTGTCGGAAAAGGCATATAACTCCTTCATGGTAAACAGATCTCTATCATACTTTCAGGATACGGTATTATTTGCAAATGAAATGAATATCAACCACCACCTAGACAACCGTCTACAATATCATTTTCTTATAAATATGATTAGGAAACGCAAACGATTCTCCAAATGGCAGAAGAGTGAGTGTGACAGTGACGTGGAAGTAGTCAAGGAATATTATGGTTACAATAATGAAAAGGCCAGACAAGTCTTGACCCTTCTTACAAGTGAACAACTAAATATATTGAAACAGAAGGTATATAAAGGTGGAAGATAATAAAATTGTAGAGTGGACACCTTCCTCTATGTTAGAAGTATCTCTAAACGAACCAGATGATTTTCTAAAGGTTCGAGAGACACTTACTCGTATTGGTGTTGCCTCTCGCAAAGATAAAAAACTATATCAGTCTTGCCATATTTTGCATAAACAAGGTAGATACTTCATTGTGCACTTTAAAGAATTATTCTTGTTGGACGGTAAGAAGTCTAACCTAGAAGAAAATGATATTGCTAGACGCAATACTATTGCACAATTGATGAGTGATTGGGGATTGATTTCCGTAGACGGATCTGTAGAACCTCTCGCTCCTATGAGACAGATAAAGATTATACCATATAAAGAAAAACAAGAATGGGAATTGTGTCCGAAGTATAACATCGGATCTAAATAAGGGAATACAAATGCAACGGTTTACTCAGTTTTATATAGAAGAAGGTGTCAATGATCCAGCGATCTTCAAGGCAGTCTTCTTAGCGGGTGGTCCAGGCAGTGGTAAGTCATTTATGGTAGGTAAGACTGCTTTGACTTCATTTGGCATGAAACTGATAAATAGTGATCCTGCTTTCGAGGCACAACTTGCAAAGGCAGGACTCAAAGCAACACCAGATGACATCTTCACAGATAAAGGTCAGGCTGCACGTAAGGTGGCAAAGACACTTACGAAGAAGCAAATGGAACTGGCGATCAATGGTCGTCTTGGACTTGTGATTGATGGTACTGGTAAAGATTACGACAAGATCTCTGGGCAGGCTACGAAACTCAAACAAATGGGTTACGAAGTGGCGATGATCTTTGTCAACACAGATTTGCAGACTGCAATCGATAGAGACCAAAAACGTTCAAGAACACTTGGTGCAAAAGAAGTTACTAAGATGTGGAACGATGTACAAAAGAACCTTGGTAAGTTCCAAAAGTTCTTTGGTAACATGATGGTGATTGTAGACAACTCTGATGGTGCAGACTACGAAACTGGTTCTATGACTGCGTACAAGAAAATGAAATCTTGGGCAGCGAAGAAACCAACAAAACCTGCAGCAAAAAAATGGATTGATTCCCAACGTAAAGGGAAATAATTTTATATATAATATCGGACATGCAGATAGTCTGGTGTCCATTTCATCTTGCTTGATCAAAAGGAGATAACAATGACAGGCGTACATTCTTTGTTCCCACGTTCATCATTCGTGGGTTTCGATCACTTATTCAATGAACTAGAATATGTTGCAAAACATGCTCAAGATCATTACCCACCTCATAACATCATCAAAACTGGTGAACACGATTATTTAATCGAACTTGCGGTTGCAGGGTTCTCTCGTGACGAATTGTCTATTGAGGTGAAAGATCGTACTCTAAACGTAACAGGAGAACATAAATCTAGAGGTAGAGAGTTTATTCATCGTGGAATCTCTACGAAGAAATTCAAACGCACCTTTAGGCTGTCTGAACACGTACAAGTACACGGAGCGGATCTGGTGGACGGAATATTGTCAGTAGAACTGAAATATGTAATTCCCGAAGAACTGCGTCCTCGTAAAATCGAAATCGGTCATTACGAGGAATTATCACATGACACAAATACTAAAGAACTTCTTCAAGAAGATAATCGCTAACTATCAATACAGACGTGATGTCAATGCAACCATCAAAGAGTTACAAAAACTAACTAATGCTGAGTTGAATGACATTGGACTATCACGTGGTGACATCTGGCACGTTGCACATGAGTCACACTCTAATACAAATTTTAATTTGAGAGGGTGGGTGTAATGAACCATGTTGAAACTATTACTGTTGGTAACAGTTCTGTTATCGCCCGAATCTGGGAGAGCATTAAAATTCGTTTCGAGATCATCGGGTATAGTAGAGCAGCATCACAACTTGCAATCGCAGGTCGTTATGACGAAGCAAAGGCGTGCATGTTAGAAGTTGCTAAACTGAGAAACTGATAGAAAAGTTCAGTAGAGGGGCGGGTAACTGCCCCTTTGATCTTTACAAGGACACACAAATGTTAAAAAATATTGTAAATAAAATACCAGAATTTTGTTTAAGTCACTGGTTACTTCGAATCCCTCTTGCAATTTTGTTTTTACAACAAGGTCTTGATAAATGGCCCTTCTCTGTAGAAGATGCCATTGCAATGGACTTACCACCTCTTGTGTGGTTATTTGTTGTATTAGGTGAGATTGGTGCAGGCCTTGGATTGTTGTTTGGTGGGTTGTTAGGTATAAAGTTTTGGAACGATCTTCTTCAAGCGTTTGGTGATATGGTTACACGATTTAGTGGTATCGTTATGTGTTGCATTATGACTGGTGTAATTTGGTTGAGTGAACCAACCAGTCTGACAGACGTACTACTCTATGACAACTATCATGCCCTATTGTGGGTAGGTGGTTTATTCTTTGCACTAAGAGGAAATAGAACATGAATATGCGAAAAGAACTATTGATGGCTGCACGTGCACATGCTGCAGCGCATGTAGAAAAACACAGACTCAATGTTGAAGTTTACCTAAATAACCCTGCAGGTATTGGAGAACACTCTGATATCATGGAAGCAATCGAAACCGAATTGGAGGAGATGGCAAAATATGAAGATCATTTGGAAATTCTTAACAAATACTTCAGTAAAACATAAAGACTTGAGTGAACACAGAGTTCACACAACTTTATATGAAGACTTATGCATGTAACACACAGGAGACACACATGTCAAACCCTTATCAAATCCGTACAGATATCCTTGCAATGGCAAAAGATATCCTAGATAAACAATACGATATGCAAATGCAAGTGGCGCACCAAGTCATGGAAATGCATAAAGAGAATGCTGAACAAGCATTAGAAGCATATAAGAAATATGTTCCAAAACAAATTACGCCAGAAGAAATCAAGTCACAGGCGGACAAACTATACGAATTTGTAACTGACAAGAAAGAGTAATTATGAGTGAATTTGAATTTGATTTTATGCCTCATCATCTTGAAAAAATGATCCCAGGCAATAAACAACATGAAGAGTGGTACGCATCGTTATGTGAACTATTACCAAAATATGGCATCACAACACAACGCCGTGTTGCACACTTTGTATCGCAATGTGCACATGAAAGTGCAAACTTCAAACGACTCGAAGAAAATCTAAACTATTCTGCAAAAGCACTACGTGCAGTCTTTGGTCGTTACTTCGGTGATGCGCCAAAACGTGATGCAGATGAATACCATCGTCAACCTGAAATGATTGCCAACTATGTTTATATGGATGAGTTCCGTAAGTACAAGATGGGTAATGTCAATGAGGGTGATGGATGGTTGTTCCGTGGCCGTGGTCTAAAACAATTGACAGGCAGACACAACTATACAAAGTTCGGTGAATCTGTAGGTATGACTGCAGAAGAGGCGGCAGAGTATGTTGCATCGTTCAAAGGTGCAATTGAGTCTGCATGTTGGTTCTGGGACACAAACAATCTAAATGATATCGCAGACACGGATAATGTCAAACTCATGACCAAAAAGATCAACGGTGGATCTATTGGTCTTGCAGATCGTCAAGAACGTTATGTAAATGCAATGCGAGTTCTGGATATGGACATCGAAGATCTGATGGATGAAGATGATGATATTGAAGATATCATTGATGACATCGGAGTATTGCGTAAAGGTTCACGTGGTGACGGTGTCAAAATTATGCAGGAAGCACTAGGAATTGGTGCGGATGGTGTATTTGGACCAGGCACAGAACGTGCACTAAAACAATGGCAGGCAGAAAATGGTCTTGTAGTAGACGGTATCGCAGGTCCTGCAACATTTGAGAAACTATTGGAGGACTAAATGTCATTAGATATTTTGAATGCAGGTACACGTAACATCATGGAACGTTGTATCACTGCACTAGGTGAAGATACTGCATGGCAAATCTTTGACAATGTTGTTTCAAACGAAGGTGAAACTCGTGAACAACTTGTACGTGATATGGGAGACGACAATCTTACTATGCACGTGGCAATGGAGTGGACTACACATCTAGAACAGAACGATATCGCAGATGCAGATAATCTTGGTATCGTCGCTACAGCACAACAAAATGCATTTGCAGTCATAGAATCTTCTTGACATCTAACGATACGTTTGATATAATACACGTATGTTTTATACCAATGTTGTTCGTTACTCAAACTTTATTCTTTACCGTGGTTATGATGACCACGGTAAAAAAGTTTTCAAAAAAGAAAAGTTCAAACCAAAGTTCTTTGTACCATCCAAAGAGAAAACTGGATGGCGTGGTTTGGATGGAAGAGATATCGGTTCGGTTGAGTTCGAAACGATGCGAGATGCACGTGACTGGCTAGAACAGTACAAGTCCGTGGGTGGGTTCGATGTGTACGGAACCACCAACTATCTACATCAGTACATCACTGATAAGTTTCCTAAAGAAGTAAAATTTGACCGTGACATGATCAACGTCACGACTATCGATATTGAGACTGACTACGAAGGTGGGTTTCCCAACCCAAACGTGGCAGACCAACCTGTTCTCGCTATCACTATGAAGAACAATATCGATGGTGTGTACTATGTGTGGGGTCTACAGGACTATGATGAATCTGCTGCACTCATCAAACCTGTAAAGTATTTCAAGTGTAAAGATGAACCAGAACTTCTCGCTCGGTTTGTCAATCATTGGAGACAAGAAGAAAACTTACCAGATGTTATTACTGGTTGGAACGTGCGGTTCTTTGACGTACCGTATCTAATCAATCGTATCAACCGTGTCTGTGGAGTTGAGATGGTTCGGTTGATGTCACCATGGGGTCTAATCGATCAAGTCAAAGTCAAGAAGATGACTCGTGAAGAAACTACCTATGACATCAAAGGTGTGTCTGTACTTGACTACATTGAATTGTTTCAGAAGTTTGGTTATGCATACGGTAAACAAGAGTCGTATAAACTTGACCACATTGCTCACGTTGTGTTAGGTGAGAAGAAACTATCATATGAAGAGTCTGGTTCTCTACGTAACTTGTATAAGGATGACTTCCAACGATATATCGACTATAACATGAAAGATGTGCAGTTGGTGGATCGTCTTGAAGACAAGATGGGACTTATTACCTTGGGTATGACTGTGGCGTACAAGGGTGGTGTGAACTACCAAGATGCGTTTGGTACTACAGGTATCTGGGAATCTATCATTCACAGAAAACTAAATGAATCAAAAATTGTACCATCTGCAAACAAACCACAGAATGAGAAGGCAGACTTCGCAGGTGGTTATGTGAAGAACCCAGAGGTGGGTGCGCACGATTGGGTAGTGTCGTTTGACTTGAACTCACTGTATCCTAACATCATTGTTCAGTGGAACATGTCACCAGAGACTTTGACAGATCGTCAAGTAAATGGTGGAGTAGATTATTATCTGTCTATGTTTGGTAGAGATGCGGAGATGGTTCATCCTGCACACAAAGAAGATAACCTTACAGTCGCTACCAATGGATCTACCTACAGTAAGAATATTGACGGTATGATTCCTAATATCATTATTGAATACTATGATGAACGTAGAATTGTAAAGAAACAGATGTTGTCTGCAGAACAGTCTTATCAGAAAGAGAAGACATACGAATTAGAGAAACAGATTAACACACTGCACAACCAACAGATGGCTATTAAGATTTTGATGAACTCTCTGTATGGTGCAATGGGTAATCGTTACTTCAAGTATTATGACCTTCGTATTGCGGAAGGTGTCACACTGACTGGTCAGATGGTTATTCAGTGGGCAGAGAAAGCAATCAACAAAGAGATGAACAAAATTCTAAAGACTGATGGTGAAGACTATGTTATCGCTATCGACACTGACTCTTTGTACATCAACTTTGGTCCTATGGTAAAACAGTTGAACCCCAAAGATCCTGTCAAGTTTCTTGATAAGATTGCAAACGATCACTTCGAACCTCTACTCAAGAAGGCGTATGATGATCTGTTCAAGGGTATGAACTGTCACAAACCACGGATGGAGATGTCACGTGAGGTCATCGCAGACCGTGGTATTTGGACTGCAAAGAAAAGATACATTCTCAACGTGCACAATTCTGAAGGTGTTCAGTATGAAGAACCTAAACTGAAGATGATGGGTATCGAGGCAATCAAGTCCTCAACTCCTGAGATTTGTCGTGATAAGTTCAGAGAGGCGTTCAAGATTATTATCTCGTCCACAGAGAAAGAAACACAGGACTTTATCCAACGGTTCAAACAAGAGTTCAAGTCTCTACCACCTGAGTCCGTTGCATTTCCACGTGGTGTGTCCAACATTGTAGACTGGTCAGATCGTAAGAATGTGTACAAGAAAGGCACACCCATTCACGTGCGTGGATCTCTACTATACAATAAACAGTTGAAGGATTACAAACTTACAAACAAATATGAATTAATTGAAAATGGTAGTCGTATCAAATTCTGTTATCTCAAAATGCCTAATACGTTGAAAGAGAACGTGGTATCATTCCCTGATGTGATCCCACAAGAGTTTGGACTACATAGATACGTAGATTACGACAAACAGTTTGAGAAGACATTCATCGAACCATTGAAGATGATACTTGATGCGATTGGTTGGAACGTAGAAGAACAACAAACTTTGGAGGATTTTTTTGGATGAAAGCAGGTAAAGTATGGGGTACGACAGAACTTATTGAAGCAAATGGTGCTTTAGAGTTTCATCGTATTCAAATGAATAAAGGCGGAGTGTGTTCTAAACACCTCCATGAATTTAAATGGAATGGTTTCTTTGTTGAAAAGGGCGTAATGTTAGTTCGTGTTTGGCAAAAAGATTATGATCTTGTTGATGAAACTATTTTATATGAAGGCGATTATCATAAAGTAAAGCCTGGCGTATATCATCAATTCGAATGTTTAGAGTCAGGTATTGCGTATGAATTGTATTGGGCTGAGTTTAACCACAATGACATTGTAAGAGAAACGGTTGGTTTTATGGAGAACGAAAATGTCTAACTTTGAACGAGTACGAGTATTCATGGAAACTTTCGGACAGGAAGTAAAACGCAATCCAGAGTTTCCAGACCAAGAGACTGCAGCACTGCGACTAGAGTTGATTGCAGAAGAACTTGGTGAACTCGAAGAGGCAATTGCGAACAAAGATCTGGTTGAGGTTGCAGACGCACTCACAGATATTCTGTATGTGACATATGGTGCAGGACATGCATTTGGACTTGACCTTGATGAATGTTTCAAAGAAGTGCAACGTTCTAATATGAGTAAACTTGGACTAGATGGTAAACCTATCTATCGTCAAGATGGTAAGGTTCTAAAGGGTCCAAACTTCAAGGAACCTGATCTAAAAAAGACTTTACATCTGTAAAGTTTTCTGGTATAATAAACTCATGATATTAGAACATTCAGATGCAGTTTATGCAGCACAGAAACTTACGGAATACTTTAGAGACTTCGGACGTATCGATGATTACTTTCGTGCTCGTAAAATAGAACGTGTAAAAAACATTCCTACACCATTGCCTGGTTTTAGTATGGAAGACGATCTATTTCAAGATTATAATATGCATCCAGAGGATATGAACTTTGTAATTACACAAATTTCCTCATCCACATTTGATACTCTGTTAGAAAAAGTTGCATCGTTTTCACCTGACAATGCGCCAGGCAAAGAAATGAAACTGGTTATCAAAGAAACTAATACAAATACTATTGTTGGTTTTATAAAATTAGGTTCACCACTTATCAACTCTAAACCCAGAAATGATTACTTAGGTGGTGTACCAGATCTACCAGTATTCAACAAACGTGCTATCATGGGTTTTAACATTGTTCCAGTTCAACCATTTGGGTACAACTATCTTGGTGGTAAACTTATTGCAGCAATCTGTAACTCACATGAAGTACGCAGAAAATTAAACAAGAAATACGATACGGAATTTTGTTTATTCGAGACTACTTCTCTTTATGGTAACATCAAGGGGGCATCCATGTATGATGGTATGAAACCTTTTCTCAGATACAAAGGTGATACTCAGTCTAAGTTTCTATTGACGCTTGGTGAGGATATCTATCCAGAAATGAAAAAATGGTTCATAGAAAGGAATAATGGTGAAGAATTGATTCACAAGGGTGCGTCTTCACGTAAACTAAAAACGCAAACCAAGATGGTCAGTATTATAAGACAAAGTCTCGCTAAATATGATAAACACGCTGCAATTAACTTTTCAAAAGATATTGCAAAAGCAGGTGATGTTACTACACAGAAAAGATTTTATATGGGTGAGTATGGATACTCAAACGTAAAAGATGTTTTACTTGGTAAGACTGAAACATTGACTAAAGCAGAAAACTTTGACAGGTTTGAACTTGACGGTGTAATCACATGGTGGAGAAAACTTGCTACTAAGAGATACAACAAAATGATTGCAGAAGGAAAGGTTCGTAAAGATTTAGAAGTCTGGAATCAGGACACAATGCACAGGATTGATATTATACGATGAACATAACAATTGCACGATTACGGTCTAACGTAAAATATAACGGCCCACTAGAAACCGTCTTAGATAGTTTCTTTGAGAACTATGTAAAGTGGATGAGAGAGAATCCACAGTATAGATACGACACTTACAACGTATCATTTAATCAACGTAGACCAGTACGAACACCAGAGACTATCGATAAGGCAGATGTAATTGTAATTCCATCAGATTCAGAATTCAGATACCATGGTGAACTGCAAATGAATCCCAAAGACTTGGCAAAGTCTCAATCACACATTGAAAAGATTGCACCATTCTTTGAGGGTAAAACTGTTATCATGTGGAGAAGTGATAGAGGTGACACCGAAGAACTTTATCGAAGTTTCTTGCCTAACATAAAAAACTTTATCACAATAGACGAAGTAGATTTTAGTGGAAACATTCATGGTATGAAGTATCACTTTATCCAGAGATTAAAAAACCCATTGGCGGAAATGATTGGTACAGAGAAGACAATCGACTTTGGATATTGGGGTAGAATGAAACATGGTAACGATAGAGAAAAGACAATCAGAAAAATCTATCGTTCAGAACTATCAACTGTGATGATTGGTGGATTTCCATCTGGTGTAAAGAGACAGTCTGCTTGGATTAAGGATTGGAACAAATTATATCCACTATTAGAACCAGCAAGATGCACTCTTTGTTTCAATTGGATTGACCAGACGGCGACAACTAGTAGGTATCCAGAAGCACTTTCAATTGGTATGATCCCATTTGTCTGGCAAGACTATGATATCAACAACACATATAATATTGATCCATGGCAACGAATCACTTCACCAGAAGAGTTAGTAGAGAAGGCAATATTACTAAGAGACGAGAAATTTTTTGAAAAAAAATTAGAAGAATTTCGTGCCAACTATTCTAAGGTATTGCTAACACAGGAAGAATACTTTAAATTATTTTCAGAAAAAATGAATTCTGCCCTTGACTTGTTATGATAACTTTGGTATATTGTATAAGTAAGATGAATTGAAACTTGAAGAAGAGGTTAAATTATGAATGTAATTCCGAAGACTATCGTAGAAACTGACTTTGGTGATGTCCCTGAAAATTATGAAGGGTATCTCTATCGGTTTACTAACTTGGAGACTAATCAGATGTATGTAGGTATTCACAAGGGTAAGTTTGGCGATGGATATTGGAACTCTGCTACTGATAAGGATATGCAGAATGAACTTGCTGGTAATGGTAAGTTTAAGTATGAAATCCTTGAGTATGGAGATTATAATACCATGACTGCTCGTGAGCATGAAATCTTGAAGTCTGAAAATGCTCCGAATAATCCTTTGTACTACAATAAGACTGTAGGATCTCCAAAGTTTACCACTGTCAGACTTGAGGAGGTATTGGCAATCGTGGAAAAGATTCGTAATGAAGGATTTCCTATTGCAAAGGAACCCATTGAGACTGTTGTTAATATGAAGCGTTTACAGGTTCGCACTGAAGATATAAGTGATCACCAGACTGAGATTTCTCAGAAGGTAGACGATGCATTGGGTAACACTGATGGATATATGACTGTCGTTCTTGAGGATCGTGGCGGTGAAGATATGCGTATTGACGGTAACCACTCTGTCTATGGTATTGCAAAGTCTAAGTATGGTAAGAAAATTAACGTAATGCGTGTGCCCAAAGATGTACACGAGGGTTATAATGATGCTGAAGTTCAGTTGATGGGTAACCTCCTGAATGCAAAGCCTGAACGTCCTACTGTTCCTCTTGATGCAGATGATGCTCTCAAACAGTTGATTAAGAACTTCACTGACTTGGGCACTCCTGTCACTGATGCGTCTAACAAGACACTGTTGATTGCAATGGGATTTTCAACCAAGAAGTCGAATGCAATTATCAAGAAGGCAAAGGTTGAACAGGATACTTTGATTGCTGCAATGGGTGGTAAGATTAAGATTGATTGGGATGCATCACCCTTTAATACTCGTCTTGAAAGCATCCTTGAAGATGCAAAGGATGCCAATACTATGGCACTGACGGTTTCATCTGGTATGGTTCATGTATCTCGTATCTTGAACGAAATTTACCAGACCAATACTGGTCGTGAACAGTTGAAGCAGAATGCAAAGAAGGAAATTAAGATTTTTGTAAAACATCCCTCTGAATACTACTATAGCAATTGGAAGGACAAACAGGAACAGTCAGATACGAAGTTTTTGAAGTACTTTGCAAAGCCTTTGGGTATCACTGTTCGTTTTATTGACTTGCCGATGTACGAATCAGATATCATGTAATGAAGATACTACTTCCCTTTCAAGACCCTTACAATCATGCCCTCACTCACCCAATCGTGAGTGGGGGTACTGAAATGTTCTGTAAGAGCATTTACGATAACTTTAATACGACAGTACACCAAGTGCCGTATGAGAGTATTGATTATTCTATGAAAGACAAAAAAAAGATATCACGAGATATTATTAATCATGCAGAAAATATTGGTGCAGATGTTATTATATCAAACTTTGCACAAGCAATATATTGTGGTTCTGAAATTATTAAATCCCACATACCAATTATGATTGTTGAACATTGTGTATATCCAATGGCATCATGTATTACCAGATGGAACAATGCAATAGACAATGGACACTCTGTCTTTTGGGTTTCCAAGTGGCAAGAAAAGAAATATAAAAAGATGGCAGAAAGAACTAACCAGAGAGTTGTTCCGATAACAGGTTATATTAATCCATCTTATTGTAAACAGAAACCCCAAATAAATGAAACAGAATATGATTGTGGAACTATAGGCAGATGTGATAGTGGTAAGAATCCATTTAAATTAAAACACATGACAAAGGGTAAAGATATTTCAAGTCTTGTTATCACATCATCTACACAACTGAAGAAAGATATTCCATATTATAATAAAAATAAAGATTGGGATGACGTTGTGTGGAATGAACCGTATGATAAAGTTATAGATAATATTGCTAAGTGTAACACATACTTTTCTACATGGAATGGTGAAACTTGGGGAATTACTGCAATGGAAGCTTTGTCCTGTGGTGTACCTGTCATATTGAATTGTGATAATGATGGTGACCATGCATCTGAAATAATTCCAGCACATAAAGATCATTACAAAAAGATTCCAAACAATGACAAGGATGCATTATATAATGCAATAAAGAGTTTTGATGTAGACCGAAAAGAGATTCAAGAAATGACTTGGGAAAAACATAGTCTAGATGGTTGGAAGTTACAGTTTGCAGATGCTGTGAATAGAACCATAGATAATTTTAACAGATATAATTTTAACAGACCAAGTTTATCTGCATTTATGTCTTGACAAACGGTATCTTATTTGATATATTACTGTTATGCTTTCTTTTACAATATTCAAAAATCGTTTTGATAATAAAACAAATAAGAAACTACAAGTCAACGGATTCGATCAGTTGGAACAACTGTTGTATTCATTGTCTAAAAAACCACTGAAAGGCAAAGAAGATGCGCAACTTATTTCACCTGCAACTTATACAGATGGGACTACACGAGCCAACAAGAATGTATTATCTTGGTCAAATTGGTGTGCTGTTGACGTTGATGATTTCGAATTTGAAGGGGACCTAACAAATGTTCTATATGATAAGTTTGGTCACTATCGTTACATTTGTTATAGCACTGCAAGCAGTACGGAAGATCTACCAAAGTTTCGTCTTGTCTTCCCTCTTACTGGTGATGTACGGGCCGATGATATCAAACATTTCTGGTTCTCGTTACAGTCAGAACTTGGGGAACTCGGTGACAAGCAGACTAAGGACTTGTCTCGCATGTATTACATCCCTGCGAAATATGACGGCGCTTATAACTTTATATTCAGTAATCCTAACGGCAATCCTATTGATCCAAATGAGTTGATGGTCAAATGGCCCTATGCGGAGAAGGCAAATCTAAATAACTTCTTTGATAGACTTCCTGACGAAATACAAAAACAAGTCATGGAACATCGTAAATCAAAACTAGACAACACAAATATAAACTGGTCATCGTATAGAGACTGTCCATTCTTTCCCAGAAAGTTAGAATCAGAATATCGATTGATTACTAACACTGGTTGGTATCACAAAATGTATCAAATCATGGTGGCGATTGCAGGTAACGCTATCAATAAAAAATATCCTATTACTTCTGCAGAAATATCTAAGATGTGTAGAGAACTAGATATGGAGACTGGTAACTGGTACAAGAACAGACCACTAGATAAAGAAGCAGACAGAGCGTTAGAGTACGTTTATAAAAATATGTAGGAATGAATATGAAAAATATTGTAATTGTTGGACACGGATATGTCGGTAAGGCAGTTGAGTATGGGTTCAACATCAAACTAAAGAATAAGATTCAACTCATCGATCCCTTATATAATAATTCAATCGACGATATCACTGGATGTGATGTTTCATTTGTATGTGTACCAACTCCGTTTGGAGAAGATGGTAAGATTGATTCATCTATTGTAGAAGATGTGACAGAACAACTCTTGGAACAAACTCGTGGGTGGGTCGTTATCAAGTCTACAGTTATTCCAAGTGTTGTGGCGAAGTTGAGTGAAAACCAACGAGTAATCTATAACCCAGAGTTTTTGACAGAAAAGAATGCGTTAGATGATTTCGTCAATCCACCTATGCATATCTTCGGTGGATCTTCTTCTGCAACTAATATGTTAGAAGAATTATATAAAAACAACAGTCGTTGCAAACCTTGTCCAGTATTCAAAATGTCTGCACAGGATGCATCTTTTGTAAAATATGGAATCAATAGTTTCCTTGCAACAAAGGTTATGTGGTTCAATCAGTATAAGGAGTTAATTGATCAACATGGTTCTGATTACGATACTATTATTAATGCTATTGGTACTGATTCCAGAATTGGTCACAGTCACGTTCAAGTGCCTGGCCCTGATGGTCGTAGGGGTTATGGTGGTGCTTGTTTTCCAAAAGATACATCAGCATTATCAAACTTCGACTACGATAGACACCTCACCATCTTACGTACCGTCATCACCGCCAATAATTACATTAGAGCTGGATACGAATTAGATGATCGTGAAAAAGAACAAAATGTTGTTTACATGAAACGATAACTGTGTTATAATACAGTAAAGGAGATAAGATGGCGTATATTGCAATTACTGGTATGGCAGGGTTTATCGGGTTCCACCTTGCACAGAAACTAAAGAAAGATGGTAATGAAGTTGTTGGGTTTGACAACTTCAATGATTATTATGATGTGGATCTAAAGGAAGATCGTGCAAGAGTTTTGAAAGAAGACTATGATATTACTGTAAGTAATGTTGATCTGAAAAGTGCAGAAGATGTAGAACGATGGATTGGTATTCGTCACCCAGACGTAGTGATTCATCTCGCTGCATATGCAGGTGTTCGTAACTCTATGGAAAACCCTACAGACTATATTGAAAACAATGTGGTAGGTACTCACAATCTGATTGAGGCGTGTACAAAGAAAGGTATTCAAAGGGTAATCTTTGCATCTACATCATGTGTCATGGCGGGTAATGAACTTCCATGGAATGAAGATGACAAGTGCGGTTACCAGTTGAACCCATACGGTTATACTAAATTTACAAATGAATCACAATTTATGGCGAGTACGATTCCGTCTACGATTGGTCTTCGATTCTTTACAGTCTATGGCCCTTGGGGTCGCCCTGATATGGCACTCTTTGACTTTACCAAAAAGATTATTGCGGAAGAAGAAATCGAACTATTCAACTTCGGTGACATGATCCGTGACTTTACATACGTAGACGATATCGTTCAAGGTATTGGTATCGTAACAAATCATATTATCGAAAATCCAAATCAAAAAGAAATTTACAATATTGGTAATGGTCGTCAAGTTCCGTTGATGGACTTTGTAGATAATATTGAGAAACAACTTGATCGCAAAGCTATCAAGAAGTATGTAGAGAAACATCCTGCAGATACGCAAGCAACTTGGTCTGACACTACTAAGTTACAGTCACTTGGGTACAAGGCAGAAACTTCTATTGAAGAAGGTGTAGAGAAATTTATAAACTGGTATAAGTGGTATTACAATGTCAATTGATTTGTTATATAAAAATATTGCGGAGTTTCATAACATCACAGTGAGTGAACTGAAACAACGTATTGTAAATGGTGAACGTCTGGTGCATGAGTACTGGATGTCACAATGATTGTAGGTATTACTTTTAGTACGTTTGACTTGTTACATGCAGGTCACATTGCTATGTTGCGTGAAGCAAAGACAACCTGTGATTATCTTATCTGTGGACTGCAGGTAGATCCATCACTTGATAGACCAGAGAAAAATGCGCCAGTGCAGACTCTGGTTGAACGGTGGACACAGTTACAGGGTGTCAAGTATGTGGATGAGATTATCCCATATCAGTCTGAGAAAGACTTGGAAGATATCCTACAATTGTTCCAGATCGATGTAAAGATCATGGGACAAGAATATAAAGAAAAAGATTTTACTGGCAAATCTATCTGCACACAACGTGGGATAGAGATATATTATAATGACCGTAGTCATAGATTCTCATCTAGTGATTTACGTAAACGAGTTCAAGAAAAAGAAAATGCAGCAAAGATATCATGAATGGATAAAAGAACAGTATAAAAAATATCCTGTTGACTTAGAAGACAGTGCGTGATATAATATCGGAAAAGGAGAAACTAAATGTCAATTATGGATAAACTAAAAAAGAACAGTAAACTGGATAATACATCTGTTCTTGCCGAGTCGAAGTTCTTTACAGAGAAAGACATGGTTCCTACAAGTGTTCCGATGATCAACGTTGCATTGTCTGGATCTATTGATGGTGGTCTGGCACCAGGCCTGACAGTTCTTGCAGGTCCATCCAAACACTTCAAAACATCTTTTGCTCTTATCATGGCAAGTGCGTATCTGGAAAAGTATCCTGATGCTGCAGTGTTGTTCTATGACTCAGAGTTTGGTTCGCCTCAATCGTACTTTGAACAGTACGGTATTGATGCGTCTCGTGTTTTGCATACACCTATCACAAATGTAGAAGAACTAAAGTTTGATTTGATTTCTCAACTAGAGGCATTGAGTCGTGATGATAAAGTTATCGTCGTAATCGATTCTATTGGTAACCTTGCATCTAAAAAAGAACTAGAAGATGCAATCAATGAAAAATCGGTTGCAGATATGTCACGTGCAAAATCTCTCAAAGGTTTGTTCCGTATGTGCACACCGTATCTTGCAATGAAGAACATTCCAATGGTGGCAGTAAACCACACGTACAAAGAGATTGGATTGTTTCCAAAAGATATCGTTGGTGGTGGTACAGGTGTATATTATTCTGCAGATAACATTTGGATTCTTGGTCGTCAACAAGACAAGGTTGGGACGGAGATCAAAGGTTATCACTTTGTAATCAATGTAGAGAAGTCTCGTTATGTGAAAGAGAAGTCTAAGATTCCTATCAGTGTTTCTTGGGACGGTGGTGTGAGTACCTACAGTGGACTACTGGCTGTCGCACTTGACGGTGGGTATGTTGTAAAACCATCCAATGGTTGGTATCAACGGAATGGATCAGATAGTAAGGTGCGTGAGAAAGAAACTCTCAACTGGGCATTCTGGCAACCTATCTTTGAAGGAACTGACTTCAAGGACTTTGTAAAGTCTAAGTTTTCAATCGGTGGTAATGTCTCTAACGAACTTGATATTGAAAATGCAGCATAACGAAAACGAAACGTATGAACTAATCCCAGGCGAAGGTGACAATGATCAGTGTTGGCACATTCGCATTCTTGAAGGTGACTTTGTCGAGACTGTAATTCAGTTCGGCAATGTCACTATTCATGGTGGTGAAGATGACGAAGATGGACATATGAAATTCAATTTTCATATTGTTACATCGCCAGATTCTGAACTGACTGAAGAAAGTGAGGAACTACAAGAGACTGCAGGCGAGATTCTGCTTGCACTTATTGAAGAAAACTTGTATAATAACACAAGTGAAATGATGATAAAAGAACCTCACGAAGAAGAATGGAAACGTGCGTGAATACTAACCTAGAACAAGTAATCCTTCGTAATCTGTTGACAGATGAAAAGTATATGCGTAAAGTATTACCTTTCATCAAACCAGATTACTTTGGTGGGATTTATCGTATCTTATTCAAAGAAGTTGGTAAGTTTGTATCTAAATACAATAAACTGCCTTCTGTAGAATCATTCAAGATTGAATTAGATAATTCTGAAAAACTAGGTGGTGAAAATTATACTGTGGCAATGGATATCTTGCCTCAGTTGTTCTCTAATGAAAA